TCGGGGTAACTTTGAATCCACTGCATACATATAACGTCTTGAGCGTTCAGGCCCGGTATCATGTCGCTTACATCAGCCGTCAAACGTGGAATATTAAATGTACCACCGAACATATCACTGTTGCTTCCAGCGATGATGTCTAGGCCCACGCCTGGTTGAACCTCGATTGTACCATACCCAGTGCCATCGGCGGTCCAAGTCACACCATTGATGTCGATGGTGCCGTCCGTGGCCATTTCGCCACTACTATCATAATCAGCAAAATCGATCGAATAGGTTTCCGCCCAGCCACTATAATCAACGCCGCCAATACTTTTAATATTCGCCATACTTACTCCTGATATATTTGCGATGGCCTGTGCCATTATGCGATCTCAACATACGTAGAATCCGGATTAAAATAAATTACATTGGCTGTATCTGTGCCATACCCCACAACTCTAACATATGAATCGCCGGCCGTGGGAGCGGCCCCGCTTAGATAGCCGCCTGCGGTAGCAGCGCGGGAGGCGCTGCTGGATTGAATGTACATGGGACCTCCCTTTATGAAGGAGCCGGAATAAAAGGTATTTACATCGAAGTATCCCCTAATCAGTACGCCATCGTCTTCGGCCTTGGTACCCACAGCCACCCCCAGTAACTGTTTGTGGCCGCTTCCCGTGGTTGCACTATCCGCTGATTGCCATCCCCCATCTGTATTTAAATAATAGATACCTCCCGCGACCATGGCGGCTGAGGAAGTTCCAAAAAATACCACCTCACCACCACCGGTGTCATTTCCAAGGTTTATAGGATCTCCAGAGCCCGTATAATGTACATCTAAAGTAATCTTAGGTGCATTTGCGACGATACCCACGCTGTCATCTGCTGCAATCGTTCGGATAAGGTTGGCTTCATTTTCACCTTTAATCTGAAGATCGAGATCCTGGCCTCCATTATTGATTGTAATTTTGTCCGTGGCACCTTCTACCATTTTGATCATCTGTCTGCCGCCAGCATATATGTTTATGCTATCAGCTTCAAATCTGATGTAAGTATCATCGTCGCCCTGGTGATAGATATACTCAGCAAATCCTACATTGCCGGAAACAGAAAGAGCATACCCGTCCGGAGCGGTGTCAAGGACCCCGACCGTCGACCCGCTAACCGTCAAGACATTATTGCCCCCCGTCTGAAGACTTATATAATCATTGTCCCAATCAAGTTTGGTGTCCGTATCATAAAAATAAGCAATATCATCGGTGGTCATTGATCCCGATAAACCTGCCGCACCTTTTCTAAACTTGTACGCCATATGTTAAATAGAAAGCTGAATACAAAAAGGGTGGGTACCCCGAAGAATACCCACCCTTAAAGTTTTTGTACTCGACTGTTAAGTCTTCAACACAATCTTAGTAGATGTACCAGTTCAAGGAACCAGATGCAACAAGCTGCAACGATGCTCCGGCTGTTTCCAGAACAACGGGATCATTAAGGCCGTCAATCAAGTGGGTTGATCCACTCGGAGAAAGCGTAACATTATTTGTCATGCTCGGGTGACGCTTAACCCACAAGGAAGCACCGTTTTCAAGCGCTGGCAAGTCAATCGTTATCGCAGACGAACCACTGCAAATGTAGTGGGTATGCGAGTGCGTAAAACCAGACGACGCGTCTTCATCAAGATTAACACTTGCAGTAAGCAGTTTCTGGCTATAAAAGTCGACTGGCCCGTTAATACCGAGAACTACATCAGAATTAACATTAGCACCGATTATGAAGTCCTTCTCAGCGAGCACTTGCTCACCATCATTTGTTGTGACAAACTTCAGATAGCTAGTGCCGCCCTGATGAATGTAAAAGGCAGACGCCAAATTATCAGTCATACTCAGACCAGATTGACCAGTGGTTGCCTGGCGGATATCTATCCCCATATCCCCTTTGGCCGCGATGTTGTAACCATCACGAATTTGGAGATCGTAACCAAGGACGACCGCTTCCTCATCATCCGTCGTAACAAGCTTGATATAAGAGTTACCAGCCTGCGTAATGTTAAGAGCATCTGCAAGATTATCAGTAAGACTAATCTTGTTGAGTCCTGTAGTGCCTCCAAAGTCAATATTAAGGCCAACAGCTGAATCATCAACACTAACAGAGTCGCAGTTGATGTCGCCAACATTTGTGATATTACCATCACTAACATTAAGAGAAGCGACAACGGCCGCTCCAGCGTTGCTAATACTATAATCACCGTTTAAGGTAATACTATCAACCGTAACAGCACCAGAACCAGAGATCGTTGTTGCACCAGCAATTGCACCAGCATTGGTGATTCCGCCGGCCTGCATGTTAAGAGCACCAGCCATAGTTGCGCCGGCGCCGACACTTAGAGCACCAGAACCGGAGATTGTGCCTGCGCTTTCAATATTCCCACCTTGCACATTTAAGTTACCAGCAAGAGTTACACCACCACCGACACTCAGAGTTGAACCAGCCGAACTGGTGATACTCGCTACGGTCAGTGTATCCGAAAACGCTCCAGTGGTTGCGCCAGCAATCGCACCAGCATTGGTGATTCCGCCAGCTTGCATGTTCAACGCACCAGCCATAGTTGCACCACCGCCAACCGAAAGGGCACCAGATCCAGAAAGTTCAGCAGTCGCTGGATTGAAAGTCGCACCAGTAAGTTGGAGCGCAAGCCCCAAACCACCATCAGTCTGTGCGCCCTGCGTAAAGACTAGTCCGTAGGTCACATTACTTGTCGAAGACGTAACGTCTACAGTATCTGCATTTGAGAGCGAGATACCAGTGATACCAGCACCGTCACCAAAAAGCTTGTTGGCGTAAATAGTTGTACCACTCAAGCCCGTAGAGGCCGTAAGCAATGTAGTACCAGCAATAACGCCAGCATTGGTGATTCCGCCAGCCTGAACATTAAGAGAGGTACCCGTAATTCCAAGAGCCGAAAGGGTTGATGACCCAGAAGCGGCGCCGGTTCCATCCACATAGAACAGGTCGCTGTTCGAGGCATTTCTAATCTTCACAGCAGTGTATGCATCATTACTTCCCAGTCGAAGCAGAATGGGCTTCGTGTCCCCGGAAGCTCCAGTCGCTTCGTTTTCAATTAACAACGTGCTTCCATAACTTTTGATAATGTTAGTACCACCACCAACAGTTGCAGTCCCCATAAAGAACTGTGTGTCGTTTCCCGTCGGGGACAGACCGCGGTCGCGGATGGAGAACTGGGATCCAGTGATTCCTCCCGAAGCCGAAAGGGCCGACACACCAGTAAGGTCGCCGCCCATCGCAATAGTTGTTGCACCAGCGATTGCACCAGCGTTAGTAATACCGCCTGCATTGACGTTGACAGAAGCGACGGAAGCTGCGCCGGCGCTGCTAATACTATAGTCCTCGCCTAATGTAATACTATCAACCGTAACAGCTCCGGAGCCAGACATCGTTGTTGCACCCGTAAGTGCACCGCCCATCGCAAGAGTTGTTGCGCCGGCGATTGAGCCAGCATTGGTGATCCCTGCAGATTGCATGTTAAGAGCACCAGCAAGTGTTGCACCAGCACCGACACTTAGAGCACCAGAGCCGGAGATTGTTGTTGCCTTAGCAATCGCACCAGCATTATTAATGCCCCCTTGCTGCATGTCTAAAGCACCAGCAAGTGTTGCACCAGCACCGATGCTTAGAGCGCCTGAGCCAGTAATCGTGGTTGCGCCGGTGAAGGCGCCCCCCATCGCAACAGTTGTTGCACCAGCAATCGCACCAGCATTGGTGATTCCGCCGGCCTGCATGTTAAGAGCACCAGCCATAGTTGCGCCAGCACCAACGCTTAAAGCACCAGAACCAGAGATAGTTGTTGCCGTAACTGCGCCCGTGTAACCAACAGTAAATCCTTCGTTACCGGCACTAATGCCGCCACCGAAGCTGCCTGTACCTGTTGAGGCACTCACTGTCGTTGCGGACAGTAGACCCGTTCCCGGGTTAATCGCAACTGTAGAGTGAACTCGAACAGTTTCTCCAGATTCACCAGCTGCGGTATCAACGAAAAGCGGATAGTAAGTCGCGTCGGTAGATGTACCAGTTGTTGTAACGTCAGTAGCGGCAATCCCTGTCATTCTGGATGCGTCACCTTCAAAGAATGCGCCAGAAACTACTGTACTAGCGCTGACTATAGAAACATAACCTACCGCAAAATTTGCAGCACTCGTGCCGAGATCGTTGGATCCGGCGCCGAGGAGATCATATCCTGAGTCTAATTTAATTGATCCTGAAAGGTTTGCTGTCCCTTTCTGAAATTTATATGCCATTGTTAAATCCTCCTATATTATGGCAAAACGGGTGAAAAAATAATAAATTGGTTCGCGTAAATACTAGTAAATAAACCAGTTCGTTCCATTACAATATAGCAATATAGAGCCATATGGAGAACTAATGGCCACGTCGTCGTCGCCGTCGATTGTTTGTGTAGAAGCGCCACTTATGGCAATCACACTTGTAGCAGAAGCGTTACCACTCTCATCTTTAACAACAACGACTTGGCCATCATTAAAAACAGTTGCATTAAATTCAATAGAAAGGGGGACTGATGTTATGCCTATAATATAGTCAGTAGCAGATGCGGTGTAATGCGTCGCAATAGCAGTTCTCTTATGAACCATGGCGCCCGAAAGATACGAGTCGCCGGCTACCGTTAAAGTATGCGAGGGGTTCGCTGTGCCAATTCCCACCATATCATTTGCAGCATCTGTTCTGATAAGGTTAGCCTCATTGTCGCCTTTAACTTGAAAATCGACATCGACGCCGTCATTATTAACTGTAACTTTGGCATTTTGGTCGCCTCCGCTACCTGAGACGAGGTAGAGCATGTTTTCTCCACCAGCCTCAATGTACATCCTATCAGGTACAAATCGGATGAAAGTGTTTGTATCTCCATTGTGATAGAGGTATTCGTTAAATCCGGCGTCTCCTGCAACATCAAGAGTATAAGTGGGACTATCGGTACCAATTCCCAGCGACGTGCCGTCAAAGGTAAGGTTTGAAGATCCCCCAAAAGATCCCCCATCATTGAACTGTACCTCCGTATCAGAGCCCGCCGGGTCACCAGCTGTCGAGGCAGCCGAAGTAAGAACCAAATTATTGCTTGTATCAAGACCCAAATAGCTTCCTGCTCCTGCCAGTGAGCCGGAAGTTGCTCCCAAGCTTATCAAGGAGGCCGACAAAACACTAAATTGTCCTAGCGATCCCGTATAAGATCCTGTCAGAGTTGTCCCATTAAAAGTAAGATTGGAAGATCCCGCAAAAGCCCCCGCACTATTAAACTGTACTTCTGTGGTGGATCCGCCGGGGTCGCCTGATCCAGCAGGGCCGGCCGCAGACGAGGTTAGGACCAAGTTATTGCTGGCGTCGAGGCCCAAATAACTTCCTGTACCCGCTAAGGTACCCGAAAGCGCCTGCAGCACAACCGCATCAAGATATGCGTCGCTGGCATATAGAGCCGAACCACTTAGACCCACGGAGGCTGATACGGTTGTGGCTCCCCCGATAGCCCCCGCATTCGTAATACCTCCAGATTGTACGTTTAAGGATGTACCCGTGATGCCGAGACCTGACAGCGTCGACGATCCAGAGATCGTACCGCCAGCTGTAATATTGCTGTCCGCTGCAATAACACCGGCAGCACTCCAATTACCACCATTCAGCGCGAGACTGAGGCCTGAGATCGTTGTCGAACCAGAATACGATGTTCCACCAGTAATCGCGCCGCTGCTAATCGACAAGGTGTTGTCGGTCAGCGTTGGAGCACCAACTTGAGTATCAGCAGAAATTGTGCCGCCGGCATTCCAAGTGCCGCCATTGAGGGCAAGCCCTAAACCTGAGAGATTGCCAGAACCAGAGATCGTGCTTGCGCCAGCAATAGCACCAGCATTTGTAATGCCGCCTTGCTGCATGTTTAAGGCACCAGCAAGTGTTGCACCAGCACCAACACTTAAGGCGCCGGAACCAGAAATAGTGTTAGAAGCAACAACTGCGCCGGCGGCACTAACTGTAAACGTTTCAGCCACATTAATGCCGCCAGCTGCTGAAAAAAGGCCCGATCCAGATACGACGCCCCCAACATTTACGCCAGAAGCCGATAGAACAGTAAATTGTGCCAAAGATCCCGTATAGGAGCCAGTTAAGGTTGTTCCGTTAAACGTAAGATTGGAAGATCCCGCAAAAGAGCCAGCACTATTAAACTGAATCTCTGTGGTTGAGCCCGCGGGTGAGTTCACAACACCATCGAGTTGTGAGCCGTCGCCGTAAAACATACTGGCCGACACAAGATCCGAAGCCGTTAATTGAGTAACGACCGCTAAACTAGCCGAAAGAACATCAGCACCAGCGCTGCTCGACCCCAAAGCCGCAATGACTTCGCCGGCTGGATTTAGAATTTCAACACCTCCGGCGATTCTAATAGGAGAACCACCGACAAGACTCCCAACAACCGTTAAGTCGCCCGTAACGCGCATGTCGCTCGCTGTCAACTCACTCGTAGTGGCTACGGTAAGAGAACCGCCCGCGCCCCCGTCTGTAAACACTATGTTGCTACCAGCCGTAAGCACCCGCTCGTTCGGGAGCTTTCTCTCTGCGTTCACCGTTACATATGAGGCGCCGGCTGGAGGATAGGGAGCAGCGCGGGGGGCTGGAGATTCTGCTGGGCTAACGTCTCTGGTAACTTCGGTGGGGCGGTCGACGGCCGGCATAACGCGGAAGACCCCTTCGCGGGCCCTCACACATTCAGCACTTATTTGAAATTTGTGTTCTACTTGTCCAAAGTAATAACGTGTATCATTATAAGTTTTTACAATCTCATAAAAAATATCGCCATATTGAATAAAATCACCAACGCGAACATATAGATTTTGATCTTCTGTTAGTCTCTTGCGGTGAAAATTAATCGTTAACTTACTTTGATATTCGTAACCATAACGATCATTTGTTTGTTCGTTTTCAACAATTACATATGCATGAACGCGGATCGGCGGCAGAGAAACTTTCTCTATCGCTTCGCCGTATGTTTCATTAAAATTAGAATCTTCAATGCTTATTGGATAATAAGCAATAGTCTGTCCAACGACGCGTTCAGCGAGTTCATCATTGACTTGCTTAACAAGGTCGCGTTCTTTCTTCCCCAAAAACATAGGGGGAGGAGGAGCCGCGGGTTGGTTCCATTTATTTTTTGGATCAGACACTCAGACGCCCTCCGTGGCATAGGATCCTCCTAACCCACCAAGGCTCCAAGTGACCCAGACCAATTAGAGCCCGATGGAGAAACAGAGGCATTATCTATTGTTATAGTATCAATACTTGTTAAGCCAGCCATCACCGAAACTCCCGCGGCGCCGCCCGACAAAAAAAGCTGTGTAGCTTTAACCTCAAATCTCGGCGACACAGTAGAAGCCGGAAGTGTAAAGTAATAAGACTTATCTGATTTCAATCCGTTTGAAGAAAACGCCACCTTAAGATCAGCGCCGGCGGGATTCTGCACCACCACCCACTGAGTTACCCCAGGGAAGTCCAACTTTATCTCAGCGTGTGTGGGGTCAATGTTCCCGCTCACATATGGGGTGCCTGCGACTTGGTATGCGCCAGCAGCTCCAAGGCCCGGCTTATAACTATAAGTTGCCATAATTTATCTCTCCGTTTATTAAATAGATCCGTGTAACTTGTTTCATCTGAACATTTTATTTTTCTTGTTTTTTCTATTTTGAAGCTTTTTTTGCTCTCGGCGCGCCTTGGTACTCTTTAGCTTCCTTCTCACCGAGGGTTTAATATAATGATCTGTGTGCGCACGATACTGCTCGACCACCTTTTCTTTCTTACATTTTTTAATAAACCTTCTAATAAGTCGTTCTGTAGTCTCGCCTCTTCTTAATTCTACTCTCACGTTTATCGCCACACTACACCTACTTTCCTTCTTTCGCTTTCACATCATTCATGTGGGCTGTCCAATTTCTACCGACTGCCCCGAATAGGTTACTAATGTCCACTCCCTTATCGGTGGGATCCATTCCAGACACCGGACTAGACTGCTGAATGGGGGAGGTCTCTCCTAAAGTCGGAGTCGTTCCTTCGAACAAATTTGTATTATTAAAAGTTTTTCCTCCAATGGCCTCCATTAACTTCTTTTTATGCTCTTGCAGTTTCGATGTGGGCTGCTCACTAAACGCATTGTGCTGTATTCTCCGAAGCGGCGGATCTACAGGAAGCGCGGGAGGCTCGAAGCTCTCGGTGCGCAAACCGCTTACACCATGAGCCACTTCTGTTATAATTCCAGAGAGAACGCCCTCTTCAAATATAACCTCTTTTATACATTCTTTAATAAGCGGCTTTAAAATATTTTTTAATTCAGACTTTTTCATTCTCTAGCTTGCCATCCTTTGTAGTTCTTCTCTTATAATTTTCTTAAGAGCCTCGCGAACGGGCGGCGAGCCGGCTGCCTGTCTGGCGGCGACCTCTGCATCAAGATCGTCCTTTGGTACTACCTGAGTTGGAATATTCTCTTGCGATCCCGCTTCAGCATCTTGAATAGCTTTGCTCAAAAGATCGGGAACATTTTTACCTTGCTTATTTAAGAAAGCTACTTGTGCTTTGGCTAGCTGGAGGCCTTTTGCATTAAGTTTGCGATCATCTCCATAATTATCTGCATCTCTTGTGGCTAGATTATTTTGATTAACAGCGGTCACCTCGGGTACGGCACCGGCGGCGCCTTCACCGCCCGGAATCTGTTCGGGGGCCTTTTCCCAAGCTGCCACGATATTGTTCATACGTGTTGCTACTGCTTTGGCTGCCGCTAATGCTTTCTTAAAATTGGGATCCTCCAGAAGTCCCAATTTCTGGGCATCCTTGATCATGTCTGTCGATACAATGCTAAACTTGCGTGAATGCTGCTTCATTAAGCCCAGCTTCTCCTGATTCGGAGCAGCGGCCGTACGGGTCGCTCCAGCTTTCTCCATCTCTGCAGCAGCAGTATCGGCGCCGAGGCCGCGGGCTGCTTTCGCACCCAGTCCAGATAAGGCACCTCCCATCCTAGACTTCAACCCAGACCCCTTTGCAATCATACGATCGAGCCAGCCTTCATCAATTGCTCTCTCGATTTCTTCTTTAATAAGCTCTTCTAATTCCGTCTCTGATATAAGCATTATATTATTCCAATATTTCATTCATTAGTGTAATGATTTTATTTTTTTTCTGGATTCGTTCATTCATCAGTTTATTCTCGGAAAGTGCCATAAAGGCATTCGGTGTAGAGGGCTCAGATACAATATCAAAGCAGATCAGCTGGAAGTCGTCCTCCACAATTGTCTTTCCTTGTGTCTCGGTAACTGATCCCATCCCCCGAGAAGAGATTCCGATCTTCACACCCGAATCAACCAGAGCGCGTAGAATCTGACCTGAAGGGGTGTCAAGAACTTTTACTTTGCCCATAACCGAGGGACCGTCCATCCACACTTCCGTGATCATATGAGATACATTAGCTAAATTAATAATAGAGGAGTCAGGATGATCTAATTCTCCCAGTGCACGATTGTCCTTAACAACACTCGCGTATCTCTTTACTTCGCGCTCTAAAACCGGTCGAGGGTAAACTCTTCCGTTGCCATTCTGCACCTCAGCTTCTTGAAGTTTGCCGGTCAGGAACATCCCACCATTCCGCACAAAGGTCTTCTCGGCCTCAGTCAGAAGATCCTGACAGACGCCGCCTTCGCATAGCTCATAGTATTCGCGGAGAAGCTGTGGCATCAAAATTTTCTAACGTCGACGTCCCAGTAGATCGTCGGCCCACTTAGCCCAATACGCTACACCTTCCGCAACCCCAGGTCTGTCCCCCGATTGCTGCAGCTCTTCTTCCGCTGGAGGCTCGTCGCCATCCATTAACTCATCGATCGCAGCTCTCGCAGCCGCAATTCCTGCTGCAAAAGCTTCATCGGGCGGTAGCTGACTAATATCATCAACATGAAGTTCAACTCCGGGGCCACTAATATCTAGTTCTGCGCCCCCTTCTTCAGTACCGGGACACTCTTCATCTAAATCTTCGATTTCTTTCCCCGCCGGATCTTCTTGTCGCCGTTGGCGTTTTGCTGCTCCTCTCTTCGTTTTAGTTCCTTTAAAAGGCTCGGCTGTTTCGGGGTCATGGCCCTTGCTCTTCAAGAACTCAGACCCGGACTCTTCCTCATCTTCGGCGCGCCAGCCCCATCCCTCTTGCAGAGCACCTTTCTGGAAGCTGTTTCTTAGTTTATCGTTAAGGGCGCCGTATACCTTCTGATTTACGGCCGCCAATCCATTCTCTTGTAACCAACGGCCGCCGTCACCCTGCTCTAAACAGGCTAAGTATCCCACTGCATTCCTCATCAATCCACACCCCTCTTCACCCTCTGGGCACGGGGGAAGATCTCGGAGTACCTCTCCGCATATCGCGGCCGCGGCATCGCCGCCGCGGGAAGAAGAGCCGCCGCGGCCAAGCTGCAACGCTGCGGTCTCATCCAACTTTTCCACATACTGGGCTATCATTGCTTCCAGCTTACCTCCTGCCACATTTCGAGGAGCTTCATCTCCAGGACGCAAAGCGGCGCCGGCCTGGGCTTCGGGATCCCTAGAAACTGAGAGAAGCCCCGATTCTAGTATGCCCCTCAGCGCTTGTGTAGCGCTCAGCACTATTTGATCAAGCTGCTTAGCAATATCTGCATTCATCTCGCGCATTACCGTCTCGTGCAAGAAGTACCTTGGATCTATTCTTTTTCTATTCTTTCTGTATGCCATAATCTTATTCCTAAAAGTTTAACGTGGGGCCTTTCGACCCCACCTAAAGTATGCTGCCGGAGCAGCATCTACGTACCGGCTGAATTGTCCATCTTTTCACGACTCACCTCCTCTTTGTATCACATTGATACCGTAATCGCCTATCACTACACTCAACATGTAGGATGTGCCAGCACTAATACACCCACAAATAAACGCCGTTATCGGGCTATTACTGAAAGTAAATAGTTCGGTCATAGGACTTACGCCCCAAAGAAACACTCCAACCCAAAATCCCATGCAAAGAGGACAATGAAACAGCTTTCCTATAAATTGATACTTAGTTGAAATTTCCCGTACGCGATCGAAGATGGAACTATAAACTATAATAAAAGTCATCCCATATGCGGCAAGTATAAAATGTAGCAATCCCAAAGTATCCTCTACTTCTTTACCGAATGGCCAGCAAATTTACTAGCAAGGAATTCTTGCATCTCTTGTTCCATATCAACATCATCTAAACGAGCAGAGTCATCGAGTCCTTCGAATTTCTTGATAAAATATTTTAAAAAGGCGACCTCAATAGGGTCGTCAATAATTTTTGAAATGTTATCATCCATATTAAGAGCATCTAGGCCTGTATTAGATCTAAATTTATCGTCCGCTCCATACAGAGCTTTTAGAGCGCTGACTATTTCTCCACCTTCTTCTGCTGCGTCCCAGCCGGCTTGAATTGCGCCGCCAACAGGACCCAAAAAACTGAGACCAAGTTTAGCCATTTTTTTGGCTGCAGCGCCGCCGGTCTTTTTTAGCTTCATGTTTCTAAATAACGCTCGAAGTTGCCCAACTGTTTGAATTTTAGGCTCCTCTTCTTGACCGAGAGCGTCCTCTTCTTCTTCTGCTGGTGCTTCGCGGCCAAAGCCAAATAGTTCAACAAGCCTCTCTTGTTCCTGAAAATGGCGCCAGTTTTCCATTATGAGCCTCATATCGCCCACAATCTAATACCGGTTGCGTAATGGATAGTAGTAGTAACCCGGGCGCATAGAGCCCTTCTGAGCATACTGCGGCACCTCACCCAACTCTGTAGAGTCTCGATCATCGGGATGAGTGTACATATCTTCCAGTTCCTTCTCATACTGATCAGCAATTTTCTCATGTTCTGCTTCGGTTTCTACAAACTCACTTATAACATAAACAGCTGCTTGCATAGAATTAACTTCTTTACTTTCATATACAACTCCTTCCAGAGATCTAAAAATATTGCCCCCCTGAATGGTGGCGCGATCGATAATCCCTCTGTCGGCCAGAAGCTCCAGTAACCTATTTTGATAATCATAAACATCTTCTGTGGCATCGTTTTTGGGGAAGGTTACCACCTTCATACTATCAGGTACTACAGCAATATCAATCTTTTTGTGATCCATAATAAGCAACGATCCATCAAGGCTCTTGCGCGCATTTAATTCGACTGTAGCTTGGGGGCCACCAATCTTAATCTTAATCATCTGCTGAAAGCTCCTGCACTAATTCTTGAGTTTGTAACACCTTAATTAAGTCAGAGTCGCCGAACTCTCTCTTCTTAAACCCCTCTAAATATTCGGAAACGCCTATTATATTTTGCTTCGTAAATTCATCTCCTTGGTGCTCGCGAGACTCAACTAGCGCGGACTTCAGTCGTCCCAGTTCTTGGTTTAAGTAAAGGCGCAGTTCGAAGCCTTCATCAGCAAAGCTAGCAATATAATTATTTAGTAAATCTTTTTGCTCCTGTAATAGTGTTTCATACTTACCATTAAATTTATTAATAAAGGTTCTATATGTTAGCGCGTCAACTGGCTGTAGTTTCTTGCCAGTAAAAGTTTCTCTCTTTTCGCTCATGGTATCGACGGCAGCTTGCTCGAATAGAACTCGCTTTTTAAGTGACACTTTCTTATTAAAGATGGCGTCTACAGAAGCTAAAGACTTAAAGTTTGGTATAAAATTAGACCACACGCCCTGACCAAGACCTTTATTGATCGCTGCTATAAGTTGAGACTGGGCATCAAATATTTCTTTCTCGTTGAGGACACTATGAGCGACTTTTGATTCTTGTAAGATTCTTTCAGCTAAATTCTTTTGAATATTACTCGTTTCAAGAATTGATTTATAAATCTGTAACTCTTTTGCAAGAATAGTATCCCCAGAAAAATGCTCCTTAAAGATGAAAATAATCTGATTTTTCCTCTTGGCATTTTTATCTAATATGGCCTTAGTTAATTCACGAGATAAAGTCTCATAGATAAACGCCGTATTTCTTTTCTTATTATGTTTCATCATTGCGTGCCTCTTTTTTTTCCATTTGCGCAATAAGTTGACGAACTCGCGTAGTATTCTCCAGTAAAGATTTCTCGTTTTTATTATAAATAGATGGTGTATTCTCTTCTAGTCCTATTAACGCTGCAAAATCTGCCATACTCATAGCTCCCGGTGTTCTAACACGCCTCGTGCGAAGCGACGGAGCTTCAGGTAAAGCACTGTTTTTAATCTCCCGTCGATGCGGACCAGTAGAATATGTTCTGCGCTTATCGTCGCGGCCGTCTTTTCTAGTATAGGTACGCCCCCTAGAATAGTGGCTCGTGTGTGCAGAGTCTTCTCCGAGATCCTCACGACGTCCAGGAGGAGTTGCCAAGAGGGCCGATTCTTCACCCCCTTCGGGGGCAAGTTCTTCGCCACCCAGTTCTTCGCCACCCAGTTCTTCACCGCCTAAATCTCCTCCAAGCTCTCCTCCAAGCTCTCCGCCGGCTAAAGCTTCTTCTGCCCCCTGCTCGGTGACCGTCTCAAGCGACTGTTGCCACTTCCTATCGTAGAACGACTCTCGTTGATTGCGCAAAAATTCATCATCAGAAAGGCCCAAAATATTATTAGCAACCCATCGTTTACTATAGGTTCCTTCAGGAATAGCATTTGCAACGTCAAACTTGGTACGCAGATATTCAAGCTGCTGCAACTCAGCTAGCTTAGATGGGTTATTGAGAGACAGAGTAAAACTTATTAAATCGTCTCCGCGGAAGCCTAATGTATAAAGATGAACAACCGCAATTTTCTCAAGCTCAGTTACCAAAGGGCGTTGCAATCTCTGAATAGTACGAGCAAAACGAATATCTTTCTGAGCCAGCGTGGTCTTATCTTCCGTATCTCCCTCAAGATTTGTAAGGTATGATTGAGGGATCTTAATCGCTGAAAACAATTTATCACGAAGATATTTAACATCATCGATATCGTTGAGACTGGATGCACCCTGCAAGGACTTAATATCCGATCCAACGCCACCGCGCATTGGAACGAAGTAGTCCTCCTCAAGTGAAAGAGGGTTATAACGAAGATCAACTCGGCCTGTAGTGGAATCCACAAGTTGATTACGTTTCATCTCAGTCTTAACCTTCTCCATATACTGGGGAACATCTTGTGGCGGGATATTGCCAACATCAATCTGAAAGATTCGTCGCTCGGGGGCGCGTACAACGCGATACGCAATCATCGCATCCTCAAGCAAAACTAGTTGGCGCCAAATGCGGCGTGCAGGATCCAGAACGGACGTTCCATACGGAGAATAACGATCGTTTCCTAAAATTCGAAAGTGAGCAATCTGCCAATTCTCAAAAGTAACGCCGCCGGTATTCCATTGATATTGTACATAATTTGGATTGGACGGATCTTGGCCCTCAAGGCGCTCGACCTCATTGTTTGGCAGACCTATAATTGATGTTACCCCTATCTTATCGTCGATATCTAAGTATAAAAAGAAGTCTCCGTACTTACACATGCTGCGTGCCCAGCCAAAAGCGTTAAACTCAATATTGAGCGCATCATAAAATAATGTTTCTAAAATTGTTTTTATTTCTAGATTCATGCACGAAACACTCACAAGCTTATCATACTCATTAGAGGTCGTCATCTCGTCAGCATAAATATCTAAAGCGGACGCGATCTCAGGCATATATTCCATTTGTTCAAAATCAATATAGCGCTCCGCGCGGTTTTGATTTCGAAAAGCTGCCGAAGTAAACAGGTTATAATTTTGTGAAAAATTATTGTCAGCACGTTTGAATTCTTGACCACTCAAGGAGTGGAAACGATATCTATATTTGTCTAGGTCTCCGCGCTTTTCTTGTCGAGCAATTTGAGCCCGATAGTTTATTATGGGCCCCGACAGCAATCTCGTTAATCTTCTAAAGAGCGGTGATGCTGGGTTTCTTGGGTTCTTTTCGTTGTTTGCCATAGCCTCTATCCTTTAACAAGAGCAAGATATTCCTGGTTAAAGTCGTGCCCCTCTGCCATTCTTTTTGTTTCTGCATTCGCCTGAGGTCCTCTCATCCCCTGAATTGTGGTGGAGAGAGCTGTGGTGGACGTAGAGATCGAGGAAAGAAATTCTTTACTGTACTCTAGGCTTCTTTGATTTTCTATAATCACAGTATCTCTTACCCAACACCCAATGGCGAATGACATAACCAAATCATCATTGTAGCTCCTCATTGCTTCCGGGCGCCCGTTCCGCCAAATAAATGTTTTCATTTCGGAAAGCAGACGATTTGAGTTAATTTTAATTAGTTTGTTTCTCATAAACTCTTCCATCTTCGCCACAATCAAAGGTCGTGTTTTTGAAGACGTAGTAAACCCTGCTATCACATTAGACTGCCACGTGGCTGTCACCGGATCTACATACCGATGATCTCCTTTAGAGGAATGATATAGATTAGGATACCCCTTATCTAATAATTTTTTAAGTACTGCATAGCCTATATTATTGTTTTCTATCACCAACATGGGGTTTCCATACTCTGCCGCCACATTGGACAAAATATCTGCGAAGTCATCAGGGTTAGGTTTCCCCACATATTCACCAACCTGTACAAGATCTTCGAGCTGAATTACGTGAAACGCACTATTGTCTTTTCCGTCTCCGCGCGCGACGTCGGCCATAATCAAATACGGCTTAGTGGGATCATACTGCTCCCAAATCCAATAATTTCTATCGAATCCGGTCCTATACTTAGGTGTTACAATTCTCTCTAGATACCACTCTAAATCGTCAGGATGAATAACGGTCTCACCAGATACATTAAAATTGCATTGTAGCTCTTGCGCCACTTGACGCTTAGACATATTTTTAGTTTCTTTATCGAACCACTTTTTATTACGATCGGGATGTTCATCCCACATAAGAGTGGTCATGTAAAAATCGTTGGTGCCGTTCTGCGCCTCAACACAATTCTGATGAAACCAGTTGCCTACACCATTTGGAGTGGACAGTGCGATGCAGCGCCCACCAGTTGATAAGGTAGGATAGAGAGAGGTCCACAACTCATCCAGGTGGTCAACATGCGCGGCCTCATCAACAACCAAAAGCGACAAGGCCTCAGAACGACCAGCATCCCCAGAAGTAGAAGAGCCCCTAATTTGGGAACCATTCTTTAGCTCAAAGGAGGTACGGTTATCTACTTCAATATCGCTGATCCTCATCCATGCAGGGAGATTCTTGATGATTGCTTTTACTTTTTTAACAAGATTGGTTGCAGTTTGAAGCTTCGTTGCTACCACAAGAATATTTTTATCACGATGAAACAGCATCAACCACGCGATATACGCAGCTGTAATAGTAGAAATCCCAAGCTGTCGAGCTTTAAGAATAATATTAAAACGATAGTCTCGGAAGTCTTTTAAAAGCGCTTCTTGATAATCATAAGCATCAAAGGGGATAAGCCCTCTTTGGGGATGAGAGATACGGCAATAACTTGTAGTAAAATAAACCGGATCTTTTCCGGCTTTAACTACTTCTCTTAATATCTCTTGCTTGCTTAAAGCAACCATTTATTAAACCTTCACATTAGAAGGCTTCTTGGCTTTGTCTCTCCCTAGAGAAAGAAAATCTCTGATTGCTTTGTCCAGGCGTTCCTCATCGGAACCCTTGTTTACCTCAGCAACATCAGTTAAACCACCGATACGATAATCACAGTGGGCTTGACAATCTGTACGATAATTAGAAATTCTCTGTACTAGAATGTGATGTTCGCCTTCCTTTGTTAAGGTTAGTGTATCGCCCGTGATGGCTTTGTATTCTTTCTTCAGGAACTTAACAATGCCCTGTAGCCGACGAATAATCTCGTCTTCAAAACCTTTGTCTTGGACTTCTTTAATTCTTATTTCGGATTGATATTTAATTCTTAATAGAGGACCGTGGAACGTGACTCCAAAACCATCCATCACGCGACGGTCATTAATATAGTGGCCGTCCTGTCTCTTTAGGCCAGCGTCGCGTGCTTTACCGTCTGCTTGTAGAGACTCTTCATGAGCACCATCCCAACCTGCATTTGCGGCGGCCTGATTAATTCCTTTGATGATGTCGTATACTGTTGCCATGTTATTCTTCCTTATTGGGTCTCCAACCAGTTGCCCACCTTAATTCTCTTCCGTCGATATATTGTATATAGCAGCCGAAGCACGCTTCGAACTTATTCATATACAAATCATCCCGCGGATGAAAAGAATATTTATCACAAACTGGACATGTCCTCTTATGATCCCTACTAAGTAGTTTTTTGTTTATTAAAAATCCGTCTTGTTCTACTTTGTCATTTGACTCAGACAATTTAGCAAATTTCTGTCTTTCTTCAGATGATTGTTGGATATATTCCTTTTCCTTCTCTTTGTCCCAAAATCTACGTGGATTATTGATTGCTTCATCACCATATTTCTGTGATATTGCACGCTCAAGCTTCGCCACATACTCCTGGTCGCGTTTTTTCATCTAACTATTTCAGTAGATAGTGCAAAAATACCTAACGACGTGAGTGTGCCAATCCCAAAGCCCAACGCCACAAGAAGTGGATCTTTATCGGGAGACTGTTTAATGATAAGGTCGTGAAGTCTATCGTTTTCTACCGACTTAAGGATCATCATTGATTCATATTTATCTTTCCACGAATGAATTTCAATATCTTTGTAATCTAATTGCAGCTGAAATCTTTCTTCTTGCAGGTGTAATTCGTAGCTAGTTCTCAGATCACATTCCGCATCTTCAAATTTCTTGTCTAGCACCATCTTTGCGGCGGTATCAAACGAAATCAAGATGCCATCAAAAGGAGCAGGGTCGCCGGTCTCTAAGGGCACCAAGGCGTAATCCTCCTCGCTAAACTCCTCAGCCTCTTCAGTCTCTTCTTCGGCATATGCAAAAGCGGGACATACTAAAAATGCAATTAAATAAAGTGATAATATTTTCTTAACCATTCTCAATTCCAAATACTTTAGCTAGCTCTCTAGCAAGCTTTTCTGGATCATTATAACCCTCATCAACCAGTCTTTTAAGCTCTGCCTCTTTTTCTTTATCAAGAACCTCGCCTCTTTTCTTAAATTCTTCTTCCAATTCTAACCTTCTCTTGAGGTGTTCCTCAAGGCGTATATTCTTTTCAGAGATTTCTGTGTTGTGAATATGAGCAAGAGTTTCCATTTCCTGATCATGCGCATCGCGCTTGGCTTCCATTAGATCGAGCAGCGTTGCAACGTAGACGCCGTTTCTTGTAAGGAGCCATATCAGCAACCCTATAATTAATCCTAAACCTATAACCAACGCCCACCAAAACTTTTTGGCCCAAAGCCACACTTTTTTTGTAATTAGCTTTACCTTCATAAGGGCCATTATTTATACCCCTTTAAGCGCGCGACTGTGTCCACCACAGTCTGGCCACCAATATAAACACAAGTAATTATTACCCAATCGCTGGATGTAAGATCAGCAAACAGTAATAAAGACGTCGCGGTAAGCCACGCTAGTAGTTTGCGCGAAACTAACTTTTCTAATCCCCTATCTAATAAATGTCGCATGTTAAGCTCCTCTTCTTTATAATTAGGGCAGAGTATAAGGTATGTCAAAACAACTTAAGCTAAGATTTAAAAAATTAATAAAAAAAGCTGAGTTTATGCAGGCTGACTTAGAATATCACGTTGAGATATCAGAGGACGCTAAGAAACTTTTTCGCAACGCCATAAATAAAGAAATCGAAAGTCTTCCCCCCGCTGAGCGAGAGATTCTCAACAATCTAATACGAGAGCAACAAATTCGGGAGCAACAAATTTTAGAAGAACGTATTGCTACTGCAGGTCGACAACAAGAAAAGTCCGAGAAACTTTCAAACGGCAACGTGGCGCTGCAGAATCTTGAGGAGGACCCTCGCGTAGAACGAATTGAAGAAGGAAACTCACCCTTGGAAAATCCCTCTGCCAAAAAAATTGCGGAACTAAGAAAAATATTTTACAAGATTGCTGCGCTTACTCATCCCGATAAATCTTTTGCAAAAGGGCTTCCCAAAAAAGAAATTGAAAAACTAGAAGATATTTTTAAGCGCGCAAAAAAAGCATACGATGAAGGCAACTGGTATGTTCTTTATACTATTGCCGTGGACCTAAACATGGAAATTGACAATATTTCAGACTCGCACCTTGAATGGGTGGAAGACGATATTCAGCATACCCTCTCTAAAATTTTAACAATTTCTTCTCTAGTAGCGTGGGGATGGTATACCGGATGCGAGGACGCCAAACTATTGGCAATTAAAAGTTACTTTGCTCAAATGTATGGGTATAGTTGGAATATGCCCGAACCTACTGACTAACCTTAGCAAAACCGTTCGATTTGTCTATGGTAATTTCTACATCGACTATATCTTTTAGTGAATCCAGATGAGATATAAGAATAACCGTTTTAAAATACATTTTTATCAATTGTAAGATTCGAATAAATCCTTCCATATTTTCTGCATCGAGGGCCGTACCGGGTTCGTCAAGGATAAAAATATTTCCCTTTGGTAACGATGATACCGAAAGAAGAGCCAAACGAATTGCCATCGCTGCCACAGTCTTTTCGGCACCAGACCCCATTTCAATTGGCCGGGGATCATGCCTATGATGTTTGATGAGAATATCAAGTTTTCTCCCATCCTCCTGAAACTCTACATCAAACTCTACTATATTAGAAAGAACTTTGGCCACCTCACTATTAATGATGGGAAGGCGTTTCTTGATAATATCATAGGCGATACCATTAGAATGAGTGCAATGCATAAACAAATCATAAGCTGCATATTCCTTTCGTATATTGTTTAATTCTTGCTTCTTTTCTTTAAGGGACTCTACCTTTTGTTCAAGAGATCCTATTTGGCGATTGTGCTGATTCACCAGTTCATCATATTCCTGAATTGTTCCTTTTGTCTCTTGTATCAAAAGTTGTACTCCGTTGCGAGAAGCAAGAAGTTTTTCAATATTTTGAATCAACTCTTTTTTGTCTTCATATAAAGCTACTTTTGCATCTGTGTACACCAGATCATTACGATATGTTTTAATTTTAGCATATAACTTTTCAATAGAAACTTTGTTGTCTCGTTTTTCGATCTCAATATTATTCTTCTGAATAATGATATCATTATACTTGTCAATAATTTCAATCATTTCCCCTGAGTCGACCGATACAACCTTTGTTTTATAGTTTTTCGCGTCTTCGATCTGGTCGATAATCTCAACTTCTAGAGAAGGTAATTCTACAGCTGCAAGGTGTGCGTCTCTTATAAACTGGCACATAGGAAAAGAATCGCCACACGGTACCTCATCGAGCAGCTCTATCTTTTTATTCATCACCCTATACTCATTGTCCATAAGACGAGCACGGTTTACTGTATCATCATACTTTTGTTTAAAATTATCATATTCTTTTTTCTGTTGGAGAAGGTCTTCGATGTCGATCGTTGTGAGGAAGTCATCATACTCCTTAAGTTTCTTATCATAGATATCAATCTCCTCTTTCAGCTCTATAATATTAATATTGGTTTGCTCTATCTTCTTTTCGAGAGATGCTTTATTTTCTAATAATAATTTAATATCCAATCTTTCTGCAGGTATGGAATCAATTTGCTCAGTCAAAGAGGAATACTCCGCTTCAGCGTGGGACAAGTCTTGCCTTAGTTGCTCGCAAGTGGTGACCTCTTTATCTAATTCTTTCTGTGATTCATCTCTTTGAACTTCTGCGATTGCAATCTCATTATCATAGTCGGCCTCGCCCACCCGTCGGAGGAGAGCTTTTAGATCTCCAGAGTCCTCCTGGGCTAACTTAAACTTTCTCTCAAAGATATCTAAATCCAAGAACTTAGCTAAAATTTCCTTCCTTCGCGTCGAGCCCTCCTTAATAAACGATAAATTATCAAGCTGACTCGACATAGAGGTAAGAAGAAAGTCCTCAACTGTGCCAAAACGTTTTCGAATATGTGCATCTGTCTCATTCCTTGTCGTGCCATTAAGGCTTCTCTTCTCGCCGTCGGCCGGATCAAACCCACTAAAATCGAGATTTGTGCGAGCCTCATTCGTGACCTCACCTTTTAATTTCTTTATATACTTCTCTGAGGTCCTCTCGATTGTGTATGTCTTCTCGCCGACTTGAAGTTCGACTCGGCCGCGGCACTCTTTTTTGTTTTGATTGATAATGTTGTAATTCTTACGCTCATTCTTAGATGTGGTATTAAATATTGTATAAAGTAAACCATCAATAATACTAGACTTTCCCGAATAATTCTTTCCAAAGATCCCGACGATTCCGTTTAAATTTGTAAAATCAACACTATTGTCTTCTCCATAGTTAAAAAGATTATCCCACTCAAACTTATTAATATTCCAGTTAATATTGCGAGCAACCTCTTCGGTCTCTTCAATCTGTGAGTTATACTTTCGATTTAGCTCAAATACTCGCTCTAATATTTCCTCACTAGGTTCATAGTCTGTGAGATACTCCCGAATAAGATTCTCCTGAACTCCTTTATCTCTCAGATTCTCGACTTTGAAACCGGCGCCGATCTCAACGGTCCCTCGCTCTCCGGCGGCGCGGTTGAGAAACGTAATGCTTTCTGGCTTAAATCGATGCTTGGCTACTTCAACCGCTTTACGCATAATATCGAGAGGCAAATTGTTGTTACTTATAAGACGTAATCGTGCGCCAGCAGGAACCTTTGTGCCCTTCGGCATTCGTCCCTTTGGCGTTAGTTCGATGGTCTTGAAGGGCTTTGGGTTAAGCAGAACATGATGGTTTACTTCAAAGGTGTCCTTGTCTTTAATATTCCAAATCAAGAAACCCTTATCATTGGTCTCGCCATGATTCTGCTGAACTGTTGACCCACAATATCTCACGCGGCCAGCGTCGTCCAGAATCTGATTTGTCTTATGGATATCTCCTAGCATTGCATAGTCGTGCCCACCAAAGATACCCACGTCGTGATCACCGTGCGTCATCACCCAGCCAGTATCGGTTTTAACTCCGGATACAGAGCCGTGATAAAGTGCAATGTTGATATTCTTGTCATCGCTCGGCGTAACCCAGTTATCCTCATCGAAAACCGACAGCACGTTCAAGGCAATGTCGGGGCCTATGAGGACTTCTCCGGAGTTCTTAAGTAGATGTAAGGCCGGCAAATTCAAAGCCTTTACAATAGGTGTCAGAGCGTCCTGGCGGCTACTGTTCTTCAAGTTGCCATCGTGGTTGCCTAGGATGATATAGGTCGGGGCGATTGATGCCAGATTTGCGAAGAAATCGGAACAGAGGTCGACGAATTCTGGTGAAAGCTGGGTCTTGGTGTGGGCGATGTCGCCGCAGTGTACAATATAATCTACTTTTTCTTTTCGTAGTGTTTCATATAATTGCTCGAAAACAATCTTATACTCGTAGTGAAACTTTAAATTTTTTATGTGTGTGTCTGCTATGTGTGCTATCTTGTACAAACAGTTGTCCCTAAACTAAAACTCTACCCCTAGTATACACCAAGGGTAGAGTATGTCAAGGGTTATTTTGATTTCTTTAAGTCCCTCTTTGCTTGAGCCCGGGCTGCCTTATTATAGGCTTTCTTCTCCGGCTTTTTGCTCTTGCCTCGTTTTTCCCTGGCATAGGTAACCTCAGATTGCTTGCTGCTTACTTTGCTTTCTTCCATTCCCCCATGACTTTCCATACCATATAAAGCATAAATACCGGCTGCAGTTCGAGGGAGTCCCAGATCTAGTAGGTGCTGCTTAATAGCATCATATTCTGAGGGTATCTCGTTAGCTGCCAAATAGTCTGCAAATTCATCGGTCATAGCCAAAAAAGGCCTCGTTACAGTCATAGCTTCGGCAGATGGGCTTGACGGCGCGGGCTCGGGAGGTTCGGGAACATCTTCAATTTCTGCGCCAACATACTCAATCTCTTCTTTTATAATCTCTCTTAGCCTTTGTTTGGTGATTTTCATTTTATTGCCTCTTGTAAGATGTGTCAGGCATCTTTTAGGTATCTGGGACCGAAGGATCATCGAGCAGCAGCGCGATCTGGGTTTGGATTGCCCTTAGGTCTTCTTTGCTCAGTCGGTTATCATGAACAAAATCTACGAAGGCACTTTGTTCACGATCAGGAATTTCTTCTTTTACTAGCTCTTCGCGAATTATCTCTCTTAGTCTTTGTTTGGTGATTTTCATTATTTGTTCCACCGATCTCGTTCAAGAATTGCATCCTGTACTTTGTCGCTAAGCTGAGCAATTGCTCCATGGGCTTTCTTTGCGTAAGTGTTCACGTGAACAAACGCTCCATGCTCCATAGAGATGCCTTCAATAACTTTTCGTAAACCATCTATTTCGAGTATCATGTCTTGGAGAGACCGCCAGACGTCCGCCGCTTCGTCTGGTCGAGGCTCCGGGTCATGGGGGCGCCGGAAGAGGTCGGCGCTGATGGGCACTTCAGTGGCCTCACTAAGCTCTTCCTTGATAATCTCTTTTAGTCTTTGTTTGGTAATTTTCATTCTATCTTCCTTATTAGCTGAGAGGCTTCTCCTCCAGTTGCTGGAGAAGACTATCAAGTTGATGACGCAATATCTTAAGTTGCTTTGGAGATAAAGAAATAGATGCCTGTTTTAATTTCTTAAGTGGCTCGGCGATCTCGTGCTCTGCTCTAGAGACTCCTGCAGGACGCTCTAAGTCGGCCTTTACTTGTTCAGGAGTAGCTTCCTCTATTTTTTGTCCCTTTCCATATCCAAAGCAATTGCCACGGCATGCTTGTGCGGCTTGCCCTCATCCTTTAATTTCTTAATTTTATCTCCTATTTTATCTTCTACAAGTTGGTGTCCCTTATGATAAAACTCTCGATAAAAGAGTTCCTCTTTAATGATTTGTTGTATTCTGGCTTTTGAGATTTTCATAGGTTTTCTACACTGACATTACAAGCGTCAACAATAAATAGTTGTCTGAAGTTATAAGGGTCGCATTTTCAAGGCATTTCTGGAATTGTTCCTTATTCATTGCCCCAACATCCTCGTTATCCCCAATATCAACCTTCCATACTTCAATATCAAAATCTAACAAAGTCTTAATAATCTCCAACTCTTTCTTCTTGGCGTCGGGGTCAAGCGCAATATAAACGCCAGCATCTTCTTTGATAATCTTACGCAGCAAAACTGAGTGCTGATTTAAAGTAGAGCCGAGGATAGGAACCGCATTCCGGCCAGCAATAATCGCATCAAATATGCCTTCGACCAGAATAATATTCGAACTCCAATCCACAAATAGGTCGTTAAATATAAGGTTCTTGCTTGCAGGAGGATTTTTATATTTTGGATAGAATGCCTTGTCATAAGATCGAGAAACGAAATAGTTCAAATCACCCTCCTCATCAAATGACGGAATAATAATTCTACCCTCATACTCCCCTCCGCTGCAATAGCCCATCTTCCACCAAACAATATCTTGCTTGCTAATGCCTCTCTTTCTGAGATAGTTTCTCGCGGCAAAGCCAGTCGGAGGCACCTCCTTGTTTGCTAAGGATACAAACCCCTCAGGCATCTCAAGTATTTGTTTTTCTTCTACTTTTTCGGCAAACAAATCTTCGAGCCTATCGAAATCAATCTCCGATGTAATCTCTCGCCACTGTGCTTTATCATAGTTTGTGCCAAAGCGGCGGACAACGCGATACAAGTTCTTACCGCGCGTATCACAGACCCAACACTTATAGTAACCTTTATCGAGGTTTACTGAGAATTTACGCTTGTGATGATCGCAGTAGGGGCACTTGAAAAGAAACTCATTATTAGTCCGATAAGCGGAACCCAATATGTTAGTCAATATTTTGAGTTTTTTGTCTTTCATTTATCCAGCCGGCCCGTGCGATAACATAACTATCCGACCGATCAGTATAACCGGGCTTTGGATTACCATGTTTCGTATATTGTACATTAAAGCTAGCCACGTTGTCAATAACAAACTGCATTGAGACCGCTTTTGCCTTTTGTCCCTTAGGAACTTTAATGCCGCATAATTTACGAGCCGAAGAGGCGCCTAGATATTGAGGCTCGCTTCCAAAGATATTATAACATATCCACGATACAATACCATTAATTTTTGATAATAGCGAAAGCGTTTGTGCTGACGAGAATCCTGAACGAAATGATTGAAGTGACTGCTCAATATACACTTGTTCTATAAAATATAGAGACCTAATTTTATTCAATGTCTCCTCAATTTGGGCGCCCTTCAAAAAGAAGTTCTTTTCTTTGCGTAAATCAATATGATCACAGATAAGAATATTGCCTTCATAATCTAATATGGTATAACCAGTTATACTGGTGGAGATATCGAGCCCTAAGATCATTCTGCTATTTTATCAAAGATCGAGCTTAATTTTAAAGGTAAAATCTCTCTCAACCGTTTTACGAATCGGTGTGGCCATTTTAGCGATCCCAATAAGGTTCCTATCTTTGTCGTAAATCCCTACCTTAGAAATATAAGTAGTCTTCTCAAACGAGGCTGTGGGGTGGTGATAAGATGAACTCACTATATTTTTAACAAGTCGCTTCGAAGTTTGTGTATATTGCTTTGAGCTTGTCATAGCTGTCGAGGAGGTGAGATACTGTGCAAAAGTTGGATTGCTTGATTGATTAAGTTCTCCCTTTGGAGCCGTAGCAAACATTGTCATGGTTTGAATTTTGTTTGTTCCGCTCATAGCCAGAATAAAAGACGAACTAGGTGCGGTTACTGCGCCAGATATCGACTGAGCAAAGTACACCCATTTAGGATTTTCAGTCGCGGGATCTGTGGTTACGGCCGTGGTATAATAGTCCACGCGGTCCGATAAATTATAAGAGGCCGTTAAAACGATAAAGCCTTCATCGTAGAGGGCAAACCCAATTAGACTCCCCGTCTCCGTTCCGTTTGTATTATATGTTTCATACAATAGCCCGTCTTGATTAGAATCTTTGGCCCGGGCGCAGAGAGTTCCTGTTATATAATAGTTTAAATCTATGGTTCCCTTTTGAATCGTAGATCCATAAAAAATAGTGGGTATCGAAATCAAACCAACCTCCACTGAGTCAAGACTTCTCGTCACAGGGCCATAGGCTCCATATGTAAAATTGGGGTCTTTATAACGATAGTAGTTGATAGTATTCTTTAAAGCTAAAAGATGAGAAACATTAGATGAAGCGCTGCGAGGAGTAGTGGTAGTATAATACTCTTTAGAAATACTAGAAGTATACGGATAAGAACTTGACATCACATCACCGAAATTATTGGAACTAAAAGCAGGCTGAGATGTGGTGCGGAATCCAATTCTTGATGAGTTCTTAACGACCCAAGAATAAATTAGCCCGTTATCGTTAATGGTTTGATCTGGTAACGATGAGGGACCAATGGTACGTCCCGTGTTGGCACTTTGACGGTCAATGTTTAGTTCATACAACGAAATGTGGCCAGAATCAGTCAAGCGAACTGGATCAGCAAAAGCACCAGAAATGTTTGGTGCGTTATTATAAAAAGAGGAGCCGCTGTAAACTACAAACTTAAGACTTGGATTGGTTTTTAATGTATTGATGTATACATCATTACTATTGAATTTGTAGTAAGGCATACCGTATCCATGGCAACACTAGTAGTCCAACCTTACTCTAAGAGTGAACTCCGTGGTTGGGTCTTTCTTAAGAGGTTCCGATAATTTTGCTACAGCAAGTAACTCATTATCTGGGGAATACAACCCGATTGTCGTAACAAAGGAGACTGGCGCGTCCTGCGAATTGTTTTTGACCACCATTTTGCTGCTACTCAAATAAGTAGGATTTGCCGAATAATTGAAGTCGGTGTTGTGTGCGCGGCAGAAATATACCGAAGAGTTCAACTCTGTTGTGTTGTTGAAAGAGAGGTTATATATTCTGTGGCGGAACTTATCACTATTTACCGTAATTGTCGAGGCCGTCAGACTTGCAGTGACATTGGAGTTTAATGTGGGATTAAACAAAGACGATACCGCCAAAAGGCCACCATTAGATGCTGTTCCTAAGAAAATTGAAGACGTAATCACTGCAATGCCAGCCTGATAATAAATCAGGCCACACGCGACACCCAGCCGGCGAGGTGACTTTATATCCGTCGGTACCGCTATAGTCTGTAATGATTACCATCTTTGCGAACGGAGTAGTGTATGCTTCTTGGCAGCCCAACTGGAGCGTAAAACTTCCTTTTTTAATCTCATCCTTACTCAAAAGGCGAGCAAAATTGATAAAAAAGGACTGACGATCTTTTGTACCCGTAGAAAGATCGCCATCTTGATCAAACTGCCGGATAGCAGAATTCGCGTCGAAGCCCACCAGAACTTGGGACATCTGATTATAAATATTGATTTTCTTTGAGTTCTGGTTATTGGTAGAGCCCGACAAGCCAGATGTTGCGCTATATCCACATGTGAGATCCAAAATGTGATTGGCAGAAGAACTTAAATAGGGATAATCATAAACTGATTCAAACATACCATGACTATACGTCTTAATATTTTCATCTGAGTAGGTGCCGGAGAGTATCGAGCCCGTTATTGGAATTGCTTCATGCAATAAATTTCGTGTTAAAACCGCGTCGTTGGCTGTAAGTGCTTTAAATGAGCTGGGTGTATTATTTTGTGCCATGATTATTCCTTCTACATCTTCTTCACAAGTCTTATCGGAATATCAAGTGTATATCCGGTTGTAACGCCGGAAATCCTTAATGTAGTATCGATAAACTTATAGTCTGCAGCTGCCAAAGTAGTGGGCCCCGCGAGGGCTAACGACGCGTCGGATCCGAGCTGATTAAACAAGAATGTACTCGTTTTTAGATCTAGGCTTGATGCAATCTTGAGCAGTACCATCGTGCCGGCGGGACCCGAGATCGAGGTGTTGTACGAGTCAACACCGATCTGTAGCACCGCGTCGGCAGTCGCTCCCTGTCCTTCAAATGTAACGATGTATGTGGCGATGTTATCATCATCGATCGAAACCGGCGTTAGCACTGTCGAAGGACTACAGACTGTGCCGAAACGATTATCAAACTGTACAAAATACTGAGTCTCAAGAAGAATGGGATTGACCGTATCTCTCGGAGATAACTCTGTGGTATCCAGTCCCTGGTCTGCGCGGATGGAGTTCGAGGAACCCGCGCTACCGAGCGGCTCGTTTCCATTGAGAAACCCGTTTGCAAGGGCCAGTGTGCCATTCGTCGTTAGGGCATTATATGTTTCCAAATCCACGGGAATCACATAAGAATTAGAATTAGACTCCAATGGAGACACGGTTTCGTTTAGTTCAATAATAGGAAGATATAAGAGGTCATTAGAGGTATACGAGATTAGTCGAGATTTCATACTCGACATGTTATTTGTGAAAGCCTCTAAGACGGGACTCTGAAGAATCTCTAAGTCGTAGTATGCAGATCCACTAGGGTGGTTTTTATCATATAAACCATAGTCAATCTCGTCGTCGCCTAATGCAAACTTCGTGATGTTAAAGTTACCTTCCGCCAGTCTTTTTCTGCCTAGGTCGGTTAAAACAGCGTCCAAAATAATGTCGCCAGAATTATCTAAAAATCCCATATCTGTATCCTCTTCTTATAAATAGTCCTAAATATCTTTATTCGCTTGGTTTTACCTTGCCGGTATTTGTAAAATTGATATTTAAATCTAGTTTCCTTCCTGTTTGTTTGCTTGTAAGCCTTATCTTAAAGCCCTTTCCCCACACCCGATCGGCGAGCTCAGTAGCCCCGAGAAGTGCTGTGGGGGGCGCCACCGTAAGAGAAGGGGTTCCCAATGTTGAACCATAGCCAGCGAGATCAAGCACGGTTTGTTGTAATGCTGGCTCAATATAAATAAACCTTCTTCCTGATTTTATAAAATTTTCTTCTGCTTTTTCAAAATTAAATACTTTTTGTTTCAAAAAGATTTGCCCATTATTGTCAACTATTTCAATCTCAAATATATGTGTTGGATTTGAAACATTTTCATGGACATCAATCGATCTCGCGCAATAATAATATTTCATATTGGGTTGAATGGTGTCTACCAGAGTTCCTCCCACCCCAAAATCGGGGTCTATTTCGGGGAGTATGCTGTCAGAGAAATCCTCATAAGATATCGGCGCGCGACGAAGCTTAAACAACTGGTACCTATCTACAGGATCATCGCTCTTGAATATAATCTTTTTATCTTGTGTTTTTATTTCATCAAATGTAAGATCTACGCCACTTTGAGAGAAATATTCTTCTTCAAAATATTGTTTGTCTCCCTCAAGAATTTGAACCGGTGATTGAACAGTTCTTCCTGTCGTAGCGTTAAGAAGAATAAGGAGTTTATCGTTTATTCCTTTGTACGCATAAAATGAAATTTCTGGTTCGCGCGGGGGCTTATCAATAATTGGAGCAGCATCAAGTCCTCCCAATACATGAGGAACCAATATTGCTTTAACATCGGCGTAGTTCAATACATTTATGGCTGCCTTGGTCCTCATTCTACTCGTGCTGAAGTAGGGAGAGTACTGCGGGTAGCCCAGGGTGATCCAATTGAACTGGTTCATCGCGTAAGTATAGTAATTTCCGAACACCAAGACCACTTTAGAAACCTCATATCGATATCCTTGATTGTATTTTACCTGTGAGTCATAAAAATATGCAGGCAGAGACGAATGAAGGCGCGGCGAAATATAAAAGGTTTGAACAATTGGGCCCGGCGTACTGGTGTGGGGCCACACTTTTCTCTTGTGGATCACGTACAAAAGAGTTTCTGTATGGCAATGAGTATTGTTATAGATTTCCTCTATAGGGCGCGTGACCGCCTCTACACTAGCCGGGTCCGCCGACCCCGAGACCGGGGGTGGATCGAACATACGAGCCATCGCTCTCGAAGCCGACTGGGGGTCTACATTGAGATTTTCCCTGTCATAGTTCCGAATAAGCTTAAAGGGCATCCCTGATAGTTCAGCAGGATTGTTTATAAGATTAGCCAAGGCGACGGCCGGCTGGCCGCCGTAGGACCGTAGGTCATACATTATGCCCTTCAAATCAAAAAGGACCTTCTGCCTTGCATCTAAATCAGTAGTGTAAGAAGGATAATGTGTGCCATCGCCGTGCACGCGCGGCGAAGCTTCGGGGCGCTTTTCAGTAATAGTGAAGGAGCCGGTGGCCACAGACTGAGAGTCCGTGGTCAACTTACGTATCGCAGTTAGCTGAAGCAAATCCACCATATCTCTGGTATCTTTATCATTCCACAGCGCATTTAGAATGCTCCGACCCGACTCGTATCCCGTTATCTGATCTTGATAGGCGCCAATCGCAATAGTATTATAAAAAGGTATGGTTGATAGGTGAATAGCCCCTTTAGCTAAAGCGTCTAAATCAGAATGTAAAACTGCAAAGTTTTTATTTTTTAGTTCCAGGGCGCTGTTTGCTGTTTGGAAAATACCAGCATAGATGGGCTGCACTACAAGATTTTGCAACCCATCGGTATACATATTATAATAAGAGCGCGTGTTGGCTTCTGTTACAGTCGTCGCAGTCGTCACCTCAAAATAATCAATATTCTGTCCAAGGGTTATAGCATCTAGGTGGTACGGGGCCAAGAGAGTACTACTTGTGTTCTTTAGTTCGTGCTGCAAATAGTAAGCATTTGGTAAATGCCATTCTTTAACTTGTGAATTTTCGACAACACCTTCATAGCTTACCCGTGTTTGTACATAGAAATTATAGGTTGGAGAAGGATCAAAAAGTAACCCTGACTTTTCTCTAGTTTCTTTAGATCGAGGGGGCCCATAGAAGATCGAGGTGTGGTCCTGCACATACCCTGCCCATCCGGCGAAAACTTCTTTCATCAATCCGAAATATTCGCCGCTGTTGCCGTCAGGATCGAAGCCGTTGATGGTGTAGTTCATGAAGGACTCGAAGTTGTTCGACACTCTCACCCGCTCATCCGTGAAGGACCCGACGATGCCGGCGGGGTACGTGTCGTACCCAAGCCACCCTTCGGCGCTGGGGGCTTTATTCTGCCATGCATTCCACTTTTCAGGGAGGGCGAATATATACATATTCTGCCGCGGCAGGGGGTGCGACCCGGCGCCGTTCAGACTCAGCACCGGTGGTCGTGGGTACTCCGTGGGATCAATCTCATAATCTAGAACTATATTTGTCAGCTGCCTTCGGAGGCGCCCTATATCTGTATCATGCGCACCGGTGTTTAGGGAGGCGCCGCGGGCGTTTGAGCTAATATACCCAGAATAATTTATAAGAATCTCGGCGGTGAGGCCGTGGTATGCATAACCGGAGCTGCTGTATACAGTTAGATAGCGGCCCAAACAACCACGAATCCTGTCCACAATTCCCCAATCATTTTTGGCTGCGGGGTGCCAGCAGGTGGCGACCTGGGCGGTGCCTTCGCAATCCTTTCTCTCTTTTTTCCCAACCAAGTTGGAGTTCACCAATTGAATTCGATCTTGGTAGTTTTTATATATTATAGCCATGTTTTATTTATAGCCTGTACTCTTGCCACTGGCCTCACGTTCCAGGCGACGGCGCTCCCCCTCGGCTTGACGCCTCTCCTCGAACTCGGCTGCGTAGTCGAATGACGGAATACTTGGGGTAAAGCTAGGGGCCCCGGGTGGTATTTCGGGCGCAGAAGGAGTACTGGTAAATTCAGCTGCAGCATTCAACGATTCCACATGCATTGGAACTGTTTGGGAATAAAAGACCTCGTTCCTATATGCGTTAGCAAACCCCTGAAATTCAGTCAGATATATAGAGTTTTGCTCTATATAGCTACTCAGCAGAGGACCATATTTCCCTTCTATTCTTATCCTCCCAAGGGGCCCTATAATAAAAAGAGTCGTCAAGGGAGTAAAAATTGGATTCGAGAAGGTACCGTAGCGGACCTCCTCGATCTTAACAAGTCGACAAATAAGCAGTTCACTATTTGTTCGAGCATCGCTAAAGATCACATCGGTTAAGATAGACCAATTTTCTGCCCCAATACCACTTTGAACCCCATAAGAAGAAAGATATTCCACCCTTACTTGTGACCCAAAATTAAGTACACCCAGAATTGGTTCTGTGGGAATCTGATTCGCAGCCGGTGTGTTTGCCGCAAGAGAACCCTTATCCATATAATTTAAACCAACAGGCGGCGGCGTAGCCTGAGACCAGTTGTTAAACTCATCACCTAAAAGCTGAGCCGCGAGGGCACTCCCATAGCCGGAGAAAGCTCCTTCCTGGGTTAGGTGCACATTAATAATGCTCTCGTCCGATCCGCTGTTGGCTGTTTGCTCGGTAGAATTGTCCGTATTAAAAGCAGACGCATTCTCGCCTAAAATTTGTGAACTAGGAGTAGTCTGAGGTTCTACTAGTTCTGAGGCCGCGACTAGTCTATTCAGGCTAACCGGCAACGCAGTTATAGAAATACCCACAGAATTTATAACTGCGGCATTACTATTTTCGTAGGAAGAGTGCCCCATGTCCCAGGGCCCCGGGGCGCCCTGATTCGCAAATAGAGCCTGGTCGTCTCCTAGATCAATGTTTTGACTTGTAGTGTCGATAGGAGGATTGTTGCCTAGAGCCACTGATGTTGGGGTGAGGTAGCCAAACGAATTTGTAGTTTGTGCATTTTCAGTTGCTTCAGGATATTTTGTTTCTTCGGCTAAAACTCTTTGCTGCATTCTTTGGTAAGTTATCGAGGGGATGACCGCTCCCGTATTGCTAAGATAATCATCGATATAATTGAGCCCCGTACCGCTGGAAGTGCCGAGTTCAATACCACCATTTAGATCCGCTATGGCCATCAATGGGCGAAAGTTCTTGGAGCGGTAGATAGAAGAATGAAAATCGGCAACTGCTGACTTAGTGCCTTCTCTATTGGATTGAAGAATACTCCTAATCGCGAGGCCATACGCCCGGATCAACGAATTAACTATATATTCTTTCTCGCCGTAGAGGCCATACGCCTGGGCGGCCAGATCGTGTTCGCCTGAGAACGAAGAGACTGCTGTTAATAAGTTTTTTTGCCATTCTCGCCTAGTAAAGGGCCCAAATCCGTCTATTCCGTTCAAAAACTCAATACTAGCCATGTAAAAGTTCACCAAATTTTGACAAGCTGAAATAGGGGCATCGTCAGGCCCGCACTCCCTAACCAGTTGACCGATCTGTTCCGCTATCAACATAAACACCTCTTTTGTTTTATCGGACAAAAGCACTCGCACATGGTATTGGAAGCCGGTAGTCGCATATTGTACGGCATTATCATCTCTAAATGCTATGCCAATTATTTCTCCATCATTAAACCTTTTAATTACTTCAACACCGCTGTTTAAAGAAGCAACCTGGATAATGGTCTCGTGGGCACCCGGTGTCTTCAACTTGCAAAGACCGGTCTGGGTGCCCCCAGCTGTTAATTTATTACTTCGAATGTCTAATTTTTTAGTTGCGCTACGAAATATCTGAATATCTAGCAGTTCCACACATGCTGCGAGTGCGGCAGAGTTTTGAATATATTTTCCAAATAATGAATTATCTTTGAAATAATCATGTATATCAAAAGCAAAATACCCATATACCACACCATCGCGATCTCTCGATGTATGAAGCGGAGAAAAGTGCCCCATAGATCCGGCGAGGAGTCCCGCCGCGAGGCCGCCGAGGGTGACGGCCGGCAGATTTAAATTCGAAATATCTACACGGTCCATAATTTGAGGGGTTGCCTGTGCTGCGACATGTATTATTCGAGTATCTCTCGACTTTACGTTGATAACTTTATCAGCAGATAAAATAGGATGCGGCTCCCCCGTATGATAGCGGCCCGCCATCGACGATTGGAGGATTCGATGGACGGCGCCGGGCCAAATACTATCTTTTTCGCCGTAATGGTCTTGTGTGGTCGTCATTTTATATAAATAGCTCTCTAAAGGAGGCCTTCCAGCTATTAAAATTGTTTCCTTTAGGACGTTCCCAAGGGTAATGTTGTTATTACCATTGTTCGCAAAGGATGCCACCAAAACATAAAGGTCTTGTGTCGAAGACGGGCTCAAATCCATATGATAGACTTGCGTGTGCTTGTGCTGCACTACATCTATACCATGGTCTCTCTGAATGTTTATCTTATATCTAAAATCAGTTTTGGTATCCAAAGTAAAATAATAAACATTATTCTGTCCCGTCGCCGTGCCGCTCAGAATCTTGTCTTTGAGCGCGGCATCATCCACATTTAAACCTTCAATAATTTCTTTATTTGACGATAAGAAAATAAAATTGCCAAAAGTAATTGTTTTTGCCGGAGTAGTTGAGGTCATGGCTATTTCGTTGGAAAGAATTAGCCCGACAGCGGTCTCGGCCACGGCGAAGGACTCTATATTAAGAAATGGAAGAATTCCTTTGTATGGGCCAGCAGAAACAGACATTTAGCAGGGCTCCTCATCAGCAGAGTCACCAGGGTAAGTAGGGGTAGATACCGTATTTGTGGCAGAGATTCTTCCTGGGCCTCCTCCGTGGCCCAGGCCGGCGGGAGGTGCACCTGTTGTATACAAATCGCGGTTTAGCTTTATTCTGGACGCGTCCGTCGAAAGCGCCTTCTCTGATATATTTAGTTCCTTAATAATTTCGATGGGAATTTCTTTGTCTACCAAAACATTAAAATAATACTCCACATTGCCAGCAGCATTAAGACTATTATTGATTTCGCGCGGGAATTCGAAGAATCTGTCATTCTCTGGGGTGTATGCTAATTGCACAAAAGAGCCTGTTCCAATGGGCGCAGATGAAGAATGGTAAATTTCAATATCAAAATTTTCTTTTTCAAAATCAGTGTTCTCTTCTAAAATCTCCATTAAAAGATAATCCTCGTTTAGCGCTAAAAACACATCTGTAGTCTGGCCGCTGCCGGGCGGAGACTCTAGGTGGGTACTAACTGAATTGTCTGTTAGATCGCCGCTCTTAAAATAAGTGTAATAGTCAAGTGTAATATTAATTTGTGGAATGTGTTCGATGTAATCCGATGTATCAATATAGTCCCGAGATGAGCTTATTTCGGCAGATGAAAGAACTGTCGCGGTCCAAGAAGGATTGTACTGTGTATTGAGCGACGAACGGCCAATAGCGTGCGCATTAATTTTCCCTTTATCTTCAAAAACAGGCTGTCTAAAATAGGAAGTTCGATGAGCAGGATCGGAATTGCTGCTTCCAATAGGTCCTTCTAAGTTATTTAAAAACTGTGTGACGCGAGTCTCGGCACTTGTTCGTGTCACTGTCGCTTTCAATTTTGGTGTTTCGTCCTGAATTCGGACCCGTGACATATTCTGAATCTCAGTGTACCCCGAGCCGCTTGTGTCATATAAAATATCATCATCAAAAAATGCGTAATATTCAGGCTTTAATTTTCCAATAGATAGGAGATACTTTCCATACTCCGTTAGTTGAAACTCAAATACTTCTTCTTTTTTGTTTAAAAATTCCATTCTATATTCACCTTATAAGTCGGGACGTCAGCTCAATCTGCGATCGGGCCACGTCCTCAACAGCAGTCCGGCGCCGCCGGTTGGGATTGTAGGGCCTCCTCGGGGGCGGAAAGCGCGGTACTGGGCGACGAGGAGGGGCTGGAGGGGCGTCGGGGGCGCCCCTCCGGACGGCCGGTGCGAGGGCTATGCTAGCTGCTTCGACAGAAGTGGTTGTGACCGCCGCGTTAACGCCCATGGCTCCTCCTCCTGTTGGAGCACCAGTTGCAGCACTTGCAGCTGTAGTCGCACTGGTACCGGAGCTCCCACCGGCCGCTTCATTTGTATCAATCTGGTTAACCAAATCTGCTGATTTATACTGTACGGCTTCATCTATCTTTGCTAGCTCCACTAAAGAGAAATAATCATAAGGCCAGTTATAAGAGTGCGGACCAATTGAATCATTTTCATAGCCTGTGAGGTCATTTGTGATGAGGCTTCTTCTGTACTTCTCGAAGTTCTTAATAGCGCGCTTCTTAACCTTAAATACTATCCATCTCACATTTTCGGTATTGTTGGCAAGGATGTCGACCAATACTTTGTCTTCTACCACAACCTTCTTTTGTTCGAATTTGGTGGCGATGGAGGGCATAAGATTCTGCCACATGTCCGTCAGGTCTTTTTTCGTGAGTTTCGCTTCGAATTCAAAAATATACATTAATATAGGAGTAACAAAATCCGGATGGCGCGTAAAGTCTATCTTGGGCGGGAAGACATACTTGTTCATTGCTCTCACAATATTCTCATATGTGATCGATGCCTCCGTTATCGCATTAAGGGCAAAGAATTGCCTCTGATTTTCTACTGTCTTGAATGGGACCGCCACAATAGCTTCTTCAAATTTATGCTCATTCGGAACTCGACCAACGCGGGTTGGGGCGCCTGTTTCAAATCCGACTACCTTAGCCAACGAGTCGCTAAGCGCGCGGCGGGATGCTGCGGCGCCGGGAATATCTCTCAGATATCTACTCGGCTTGTCTAGTATCTCGATGAAAATTCCATTATCTGACGCACTAGGGACAGTTCCATACTGATGCCACATTCCCTTTGTTGAGATGAGACTCGCATCATATCCCGCATCAACATTACCACTAGGCGGCGAACTTGCGCTTACATTCGCAAAATTCATCACAGGAGTCTCATACTTGCTCTGGATAACCCAACTGCTCTTTTGTACTTGTGTCCCCTCTGGAACGGACAGGAGGCGCTCTGTTAGGTTGACGCAACTATTAATATGCATCCCCGGTACCGTGTCGGCTTCCACCCAGCCTATCTCGCTCGCTTGGTTGCTAAATTCAATTGTGAGATTATCATAAATGTCCTGAAGCGTTGGAATACCCCCAACAGAGCTACTATAGGTAATCAAAGCAGATGCGGGCTGATTATAATAGGGGGGAGAACAATGCACAAAGCTGGCGCCTCGCTGGCCGTTGGCCGGCGACCACGCCGGCGGCCCAAAAGCAGACTCTCTAGAATACATCGTAAATCTGTCTCTGTCAGGCCTAGGCTGTCCAGCTCGCGGCCGGTGATTTGGAAACGCGAAATAGTTCGACATCGCGGACCCTGTTTGTCGAGTTCTATAAAGTCTCACTTCCATCGTATAAACATTACCCGATACAACAGACGCAAAGTTTTCCTCGCGCTTGGATTTAAAGTTAGCAAATCCATCTGAAAAAATATTTGTTGTCTCGCATAAAAAGTTGTCCATTGCCATTCTATACAGAGAGCTTCCGTGCAGCTCCGTTAGTTTGATATAGGTGTTTCCTTTGGGAAGATAAGACTCTGCGGTACCCGGCAGCGAATAGTCTGAACTCGTCAGGAAGGACGGGACCCACGCTATAGAAGAAGAAGGCATTCGATCATATATAAATGGTCCGCCGCTCTGGCCGGAGGTCTCGATGGCGGCAGCTGCTGCAATGGCTTGAGGCGGTCCAATAGTTCCGGAGCCAGGGCTTAGGCCACCGATCACTTGGCCGTTAAAGAAACTTTCGGGATTATAAAGAGCCTCAAACGGAACCTTTTGCATGTTATAACCAAGCGAGCTAGCGGAGACAGTCGTATAGTACGGCGAGGTGGAGTCGTATATGCTTCGGCCGACGGCCATCACGTTATCCATATAAAGGTAACCCTCTTCAAATCTTTGCCCTCCGGGGTTCCCGGAGCCTACCTTCGGGCGGCCGTACCATTCGTACATGGAGCCAGATTCCATCGAGTATATCGAGCGCTCGACGGTGTCGTTCTCGCCCGAGGCAGTATGGCAAATAACAAAATTAGACATTGCAATGCCTGACTTAATGGTGTTATAAAGAATACCCGGAGAAAAAAGAGGATCCATTAATATTCTAAACCTCTTTTTGGCATCAACGCCAGAAGAATCGCGGCGGAAGTAGCGTACGCTCAGCCGGCGTGAACCCCTTATATGGCAAAAACTTAATCAGACCATCACAGCTTAATGTAATCTTGTCTCTCACAATAGTAAGAGGCGCCGGTCTCTTGCCAAACAGATCATCATCTATAACCTTAAAGTACTTGAGAAAATCTCCGTTTGAATAAGTTCTATAGAACGGCTCTTGAGCGCTACTACTATAGGCGGCGCCCGTGAGCTCAAATAAACCATCAATGTCTACTAAAAAGTTATTTTCCTCCCCATCAATGTAAGTTTCCATATGTTGTGAGATTCTAAACTCGGGAATTATTGAGTGGTCTTTTCCTACTTCTCGAATATGGGTCTCATACGTCTTGTAATCTTGATATGGAGCTTTGCCGGCTTGTTCCGCAACCAACCACTCAGCATCTCCTGCCAAAATAGGATAATTATCAGTCAAAGTCGCGCCGCCATAAATTCGCTGCGCGTACGTTGGGCCCGCATATTGGTTCGGGGACGCGGGGATGCCTGGATTTGCTGTCGCTGAAGAAGACGCTGTATATCGGGCCGAGCTGGAGACGGTGGATCCTGTGAAGCAGGTATAACTAGCCAGCATCTCTCCCGCCCCATCATTATGGGACGGGCGCGCCAGTGAAGATGTAGTCCTGAAGTTGTTGTGTCCGTCCAGCGGCCACATACTTTGAGATAGCACGCGCCTATAGCCCATAGAGCACGAAGCCTTACTTTGAAGTGTTTCGGCTGTCCTGGTAGAGCGATCGTCGTACCAGATGGTCGTAATGTTATATTTGGTCCTTCCACGAATAGTGCCCTTATAAGCATTTCGTTCTGAAGGATAAACTCGCTGACCATAATTGGCCACCAAACTCAAATTGCTTTGGACTGCATAATCTAAAACCGAATTATAAGCTCGACGACGTGTGGTATCTATCTTAAGATTTAGGAGGTTGTTTAGCCCATTGTGAGAAAAATATTCGAACTGATTGGCATACGGAACAGTAACTTGCATGTTGTTGGCCGAATCTGCATCGTCAGTGTTGTCCTCAAAAATAAAATTAATGGGTAGATTTGAATCATTCACTGGTGATTCATAATAGTCAGCGAACGTAATCGGGCTAAGGCCGAGAACGCCCCCAATACCGGCGTCGCCGGCGATAAACGGAGGAGGCAATACAGATCCAATTAAGTTCTGCTGTCGCATTCGTCGCGCAACAGGGTGTTCCCCGGCGCGAATTTGCTTCCAAGTAGGCCAGCCGTATGGACCGTTGCGGTTCAGCATCATCGTGTTGAAGGAATAGCCGGCTGAATTGCCAGGAACGGAGGAGGTGAGAGTAAAGTATGCAGGGTGGCCGGAGACGGCTGCGCTCCCTAGTCCGATCACTGCATCGTTGTTGTGACCGGAATGATCATGCAGAATAGCCCCGCTGGGATGCTCGGAGATGGAACCATCATAACCATACACACCGGTTGCTCTGTCCCCGGCGCGCCACCACGCTACTAAAGAATCGGCGATGTCCTGAAATTCTGGATTATCTTTTGCCAATAAATACGGATCGGCCGGCGTGGAATGATTATAAAGAATACCAACTTGGTCTACATTCACGGCCGCTGTATAAATTTGAACCTCGTCTAGATTTCCTACGTAGTTTCTGCCCGCTCCAGTTGCCCAGCCGACTCCATTTCCCACATAACAACTATATCCATAAAAACCTTTCGGGTTATCAAGGGTGTTGATTTTTAGAGTTTGTTCTATCCCGTTAACGTAGAGTCGCTGGGCCTTGACGCTGTCCTCCCCTTCGGGATCTCCCCCGTCAAAAGTTGCCACAAAGTGATACCAGTCCCCATACCTAAGCTTTCCAGCTGTTTGAACTGTGCCGTTTGTTCCATTTCCGTAAATTGTAAAGCCAAGCTCGTAGGCAGTCGTCGGATTGCCGGTCGATTGAGTGAGTGTAATGATCATATCTGAAGAGAAATCCACAATTCGTGGGAAAAGGTTATCTTGTGGCCTTGCGTTCATCCAAAATGAAATGCTAAATGGTCTTGCATCGTCGCCGCTACCGCCGATTAAGTTATCCCACTTAGCAGCTGTGCCAATGAAAATATGCGAATTATAATTAGTCTCATTTGTGCCAGACATATAAAGAGAACGCCTGTTAAAGGCGCCCAGTGGTCGATAAAGAGTATGATCCGCCATATTTATCGGTCGAGCACCGACGGGGCCCTGCAGATTGGCGTCGACAAAAGCAGTGTACACCCCATATCCCGAGGTTATGTCATAGGGTGCGCTGCCGTGGATGTAGGGTAGCGGGGGGCTGGATATAGCTTTCTGGCGGACGTTCCCTAGGGGGAACCCCACAACACGACCAGAGCTGGTCACAGTCTGAAGAACAGAAGCGCTGATACATGATTCCGCTTCTAAACCATATATTTGACTGTTTAGGGGCAACGATGCAGTTACCCAACTATATTGTCGTGTTGATCGAGGGATCGCGTGTTGGATGAAGAGGTTGTCATACTGGGATCCAGTAAAGTATGCATCGTGTCCCGAGCCAGACACCATCTGTAGAACTCTGTTTCTATTTGTTTTTTGGTAGGAAGGAATAGTTATGTAAGTATCGGTTGGGATAGAACCATAAGCATAGTCATATCCGAATTGTCCTGCATGTAATGTAGAAAGTTGATTTAAACCACGAGGCTTATCGATCTGGTCGCGCGGCGAGATTGTTACAACGGTAATAGGATCCGCGGATGCCGATCCAGTCATGCCATAACTGATTACTATTCTATTGCGATATGGTGCTGCATTGTAGGGCGAAAGTTCTTCGGCTGGCTGAATTGTATACCCGCGGGAGGAAACCTCAAATGATCCAGGAGAACTGAACCGGTTTACAATGACCGTCTTGTTAGAGCGTGCTAGCTTGTCCTCTCTGTTGGGGAGCAAGAAGTCTAAGTAGCGAGTATCGGGCAGCGTGATGAGGCACGGAATTTGTGCTCGGATGCTGCCTGAGTCGTATTCGTCGTCCGTCTTTGTGTTTGAGAACGATCCGGTCATTAAACCGATGTATCCGTTGTCTGTACGATCTGGTATATAAAAGCCGCCGTTTGCCGCGGCCGTTGTAAGGTCGGCAGAAGAGCCGCTGGTGCTTTCGCCCATCCCCCACCATCCCGTGGCGCCAAGAAGATTGACATCTCCTGGGCATCCAAGATTATAAAGCTGTACAATTTGAAGCGGAGTCAGCACCGAATTGAAATACGATACTTCGTCCAAGTTGCCATTGACACCATTTCGATAGGCCGCATGGTCTCCCGCGGGGACCTGATAGGCATCTGCATTAAAATAGGATTTAATAGTAAGATCTTGTCCATAGGAGGCGGTAGTAGTAGTATAGACTGACCCGCTGACTATAGGATAGGCTCTGGCGTTGCCAGGAGAATTTCCATAACTAAACGTGTATCTAGAGCCATTAAGATACACATAGGTAGTCCAATTGGCGGCACCTACATCCACCGCACCCGAGTGTTGAAAAGTTAAAGCAAGATGGTTCCATCCCTCAATGTGAGATCCTGTCATCAACTCTAAGGTTGTATACACCTCATACATATTCGTGACTTCGGCGTCGGCGCCAGTCTCCGTCGTAGCCAGGCGAGTATACCTTAGTTTGGGCGTCCACTCGACCCAATCAAGCACACTAATGGGGGTATACCCATTTACGTTTTGACTGTGAAATGTGCCCACACCATGTGAAAAGAAAGGTCGGTTCACGCCGATGCTCGACATGTCGGCCGAGGCTGAATACCAACAGGAAAAAGTAAAGCCCGTACTTCCGTTATTGACGTCCTCTCCTCCGGTATCGAACGCTTTGTTGTAGGGGATGCGAAGTGCAGAGATAGATTCGTCGACGCCCTTGGATCCGGAGCTATAAAAGGATTTCGTCGTAACTACCTTATCTCGCAATAGTGAAAGAGGCCATCTTACGCCCTCAAATCCTTCCGTGTCGGTGGTCCTACGGCGAATAAAAGGAATGCAGCTCGCCGTAGAAAAAGTCATTGTTTGATCGCGGAAGTACAAATCATTAGTTGTGCGCCCCGAGGTTTGAACAACTTGATAATTCTTTTGGTAGTTTCCAATATTGCTATGCATAATGGTACCGGACAGATTTATGTCTAGCGACGCGGTTGACATCAAAATATTTTTAATGTTTACGGGGCGTTTTGCAGTTTCGTCTCGGAATCGAACAGCAGTGGGAAAGTCGCGCGTGGTTGCGGAACCGGATGAATCAGCCGGTATAATGGCGAGCGAGTTGGAGAAATTGCCCCCATCCCTAGAAGCCACACCATCAAACTTAATACGGAAGGCCTCGCCGCGGGAGTTGTTCGTATCCAGCCGGCGCAAGGAGGAGCTTCTATTAAGTGGAAGATGCCTATATTGACGTCCCCCCACAAACTTTTCGGTGAAGGGTGATTGCATGGGAATATCGTGATTGAACACATAGTCGTGATGCAAGTTGGTAATATCTACTCCAGGTGTAAAAGAACTAGACACAGTGGCGGCATATCCGCCGCTTACCGAGGAGCTATACATACTAAACGGAGCATACACATTTCCATCTAGGGTTCGATCATTCGGCTCGTCGGTATTGATGTCTGGATTCATATTGAATCCCAAACGTTGCTTAAGACTTGGATAGAAAACATCCGATGAAGATGAGAGCAGTTTCTCAACATCTGCCTTTTGTGTAACTAGAATATTTGTGAGCGAGCCCGAGGCGCCCGGAAGGGGTGCGACTTCCCTAAAAACATAGTTGGGCTGATTACTTTGATGACGGGCAACACCGCCGAAGGTGACTGCTCCTTCAACTGAGAATTTTGCAGGAGATCCAACGCGTCTATCATAAGATTTTTTAATAGCAGCAAGCAGCTCGACTCTAACAGATGAACTCCTTTCTTCTCTATACCGATGCCAATATATATTTGCATTTGGATTAACCCCCTGCAGACCGGGAATTCCAGGAGCCCAGCCATAAGGATCTCGAAACTCTGGGGAGATTGTGGTTATCTCCCCCGCGGAAAAGTTAGTAGGCGTTCCGTCCCTGCCGCCGATTTGATCGTACATCAGGCCGTTGTAGGTATCGCGAGAGTCTGACCCCATCCTCCACCAGGACAAAAGATCCAGATAAGGCAGCGGCGGCAGAATATATTGCCTCGGACCAATAAGATAAACTCTTTTGCCCGAACCATAAAGCTCAGTGATTTCAGTAGAGTTTAGCTCTTTGCCCCATACAGCAACATCGCAGATATTTCCCTCCCACTCGTTTACAGCGTTGACGCCGTCATCTCGCGCGCCGATGTAGCAATCGCTGCCATCGATGGCGTCTGGGTTGGAAATCGAAGTCTGCGCGATGGCGGTCTGTTCCGATCCATTGATATATATCTTCAGATCGCCGGCGGTGCCCCCTTCATAGGTTGCAACAATGTGTGTCCAAGTGTCAAATACGGCCGAGCCGTCGTTGGACCATTTGTCGCCATTGGTGGCGCCCTCCATATAAAACTTATATCTACCACCGCCAACGCTGTGATAATGAATTACTCGATCATTTTGGGAAAAGGAAATAATAGTGCCTTGGGAGGATCCGCCCTGGTCTGTCATATAAACCCAGGCAGACAAACTAAATGCTTTGGTGTCGGTTCCGGAGCCTCCGATGAGTGCATCCCACGTGGCACTAGTTCCTATATCAACGTAGTGATCAGCGATGCCGCCCTTTGAGAACTCTAAGGATTTTGCATGTCCAGGAATAGCCGGTACATGATCTATGGGAGCATGCACATGCTTCCATGGATCAATCTGAATTGTGTTTGACGACCCAATCTGACGCTTTGTAAAAGCCGTATTAGAAAAGAACCCAGAACCAGGCGGGAAGTCTTGGGGGGAAGCCTGCGCAGAAGCATCACCACCACCCTCGACAGCACCAGTAATATCGGTGGCCCCTTTTCTCTCTAAGAATGGGAAAATACGGCGTTGCTTTGAACGCTCCAAAACATGATCTTCTATAACCGTTCGTACACTATCCGAGAAATCAGAGGATGCAGGGACCAACTGATTGAGCATTATGGATAGCGATGAATCAAACCACTTATAAAACTCGTAGAACTTATCAAAGTCTAATTGAGAGTTGGCAACCTTTTCAAAAAACTTTTGTCTTAAGAATTTTAATGATTTATATTCGGGTCGATATAGGTTAACATTAGCGAAATAATTAATTATTTCCTCAGACACCACCTGATACATGCTCTTCTCGAAGGCAAAATAGTAGTTAATAGGACGTGTATCTCGGGTGAATATATCCCGTTCCTGCGCTGTTAGAACCTTTACCATGTCTGTTGATTGGATATTCTCGGGAAGGTTTAGTTTGGAGGAAACAACAAAGTCTTTATCAATAGGCGTCACCGAAGATGTGGCGAAATCATAACCCAAAGCAGTGTACTGCTGGTTGAGAATCTTTCCTAGAGAACCGAAACGAGTAAGATTGACAGACCCAGAACTAACGTCTTCAACAGTAAATTGGCCGCTGGCGTTAGATCCAGTATTGTTCAGGAATTCCCAATTAAAAACTAGAGTGTCAAATTTTGTGATATCACCATCCGACGCAGACGGATTGAAAGTATATGCATACTGGTGCGTTAGCAGATTACCATGATTCTCGGTATCTAAGATATGAGCCTTTAGAATCTCGTCATCAAGATAATCAAGCCAATAACGACACGCATTCACTTTTACATCCGACGGCTCTAACAGCGAAGATGTAAAATCTGTACGGTGGGCGCCAATATAAACGCGGCGGCTACCAGTTATAAAAGAACCAGTCGGGTTAGTAACAGTGCCAGAAAGGGTAAATTCTTGAAGAATTTCGCCGGATTCGGCCTGTACACCATGTAATTCTACAACGAAATTACCATTATTAGATGCACTGGCAAAATTAGCTAAGGGATAATTTTGAGGGCGCACTCTAACTGAGATATTCCACTTAGTATTATCATAGATATTTTCATATAGAGAACTCTTCAGAGAGGGCACATAGCCACCAGCAGTTCCGGTCAAAACAAACCTAGCATTAGTCGACTCTATCTCGTCACGGACGGCGTACACTTGGAAGTTAACGGCATCTGAATGCTTTCCTGACGGCCACTGTGTATCATTAGGGCCGGTGATGATTTCGCGCACGCCATGCACGCCAAACAAGGAAGAGCTGATTGTGTTGGTGTCGATATAAGTAATTGAGGAAGCTAGAGGCTTAAGTGGCATAAGCAACTCAGTTTCTAAAGTAATCGAGTGCCCTCCAGAGAGTACCGTACTAGAGGTTATGAAGCCCACCGAATTAGTATGATCCTGATAGTTGAATACTGTTCCTACCTTATTGTTGACAGTGTTAAAATTAATATAGCGATCAGTAACAATTACGTTTCTGCGATCACTATCGAGATTGTATTCAACGCCGTCGGCGTACATATTTATTTTAATAAGCTCATCATCGATTCCAAAGCATCGAATAAGGTTCCTAAATGCTTTTTCCGTACCCTTTGACTTATAAATGTAACTTAAGTTGTTATAAATATTTTGGTAGATAATGTTTTTAATATCTTCCAGCGACTTTTCATAAACCTTATCTTCACTTCGATTTGCAAGTTTTTCAAGAATATCCGCATCGAGGAAGAGTTCGGGAGCAACGAATCCGTAGGAACTTAAGAGCTTTTCCGAAAACGGCAACGGCTTGTTGCTTCCACTTATGTATGCAATATCCTTAAGTTTGTTTAAATTCTCAATCTGCATTTGCAGTGTATCAAAATAACTCGAAATAATTTGGGTTAATTTCTTAACATCGCCGGAACCCTCTTGGTCCTCGTCTATAATCCAGCTTGGAATAGAATTATAAATTGAGGCATTATTATTAACATCGTACGCCGAACCACTAGAACGAAGAGCGTGGATGAGATCATGTACCTCGGGATGGAAGGGATAAATAATTGGATCTTTAAATTCTTTAATAGCAGCGTCAGAAAGGACAATAGCGGAACCAGTATTACGCGCGCCACTAGTATATCCGGTCCACACACCATTGGAAAAACGACCAGAATAATCTAATACCGTACGATCGGTAGCTGTAACACCCGTAATACCTTCATTAAACTTATAATAAACTCCCAAATTAACGTTAGCTGTTTCTTTCGTCTCAATAAATGGAGTCGGGTCAGTATTAACACCACCGCCAACTTGTGTAAACCAGAACCGACCAATCTGTTCACCTGTTCTCTGTGTCTTCCAATATCGGAACTCATCAAGAGATGCAGATAACTTACCAGAGCCGGTGGCCGCAGTGGACGCAGACGGATTTGTTGCCAGCGCGCCAATGGTGGCACGCATACCATAAAAGTCTATATCATTAATGCCTGCCGCGGCGCCGAGGGCACTGCCGGTTGTCTGGATAGTAGCCTCGTTCTCTAGTTCACCATCAACATAAAAGCGACTCTGTACGCCGGCCGATGCCGACTTGAGCGTGAACGCGTAGTGGTGCCACTTTCCATCGGTAACAGAAGCCGTAGTGAAATTTGAGGAACAGACTGATGCTGTTTGGAACCCAAGCGCGCCGGAATATATCGTGAGCCGGAACGGATCGGCGCCGGCGATGGCGTGACCAGTAGAGCTGGTTAGCTCAACTGTAAGGCGAGCATAGTCCGGTGCTGCATAACCTTTACCGTTCCAAAGGTCAAAAATAACTTCTTTTTGAGTCTTGGTTGTATCAAAGGCATCTTTCTTCATCCAGAACTCAACAGAAGCACCATCCGTAGCCATATCCAGCTGCAGATTAGACTGCCGATTCATCGCTACTTCATAATAGTTTGAACCTGTAAATTCAATTCTCGATGGAGTTAGACCGTTTGGATTTTTGTTTGGGCCGCCCTCGAAAGAAATATATTCAAGAGTATCTGATAGTCCGTAGCCATCGGTGGTGCTTTGCTGTGTGCCCCAAGAAGCCGATGAAAAAATAATGTAACCGTTCGTGCGCGGGTATCGATTGTCATAAATATAGAGATCTAAGTATGTGGACTGGTTTTGCCACTCTAGTCGTTCTTTCAGTGATCCATCATAAGGATAGGTACTATAGATCCTTTGTAGCGCAGTAAAATAATACTCCTCGGCTGAACCATATTTTGCGAAATTCTCTGGCTTTGTGAAGTCCACATGAGGAATAAACCTCTCCTCATTGATAATATCCTGTTCATGGTACTCTGCGGACTCAACTTGTCCGCCTATATCATGAGAAGTTTTACCAGAGAGAGCTTTAATATTTGAAACATTTTCAAAATATTTCTTAATACTCATATCTTAATTATTCTTCAACCCTAAATTTAAACGTTTGCGGCTGTTCTTGCCATGAGCCGATGCTATCATTGTAGTATGCTAATCTAATTTCATACATGTAGTCTTGTTCTAGCAAAGATAGGTCTAAGTCAAAGTAATTCCCCTCCTTATCATAGGACAAATATGTACTCAAATCAGAGCCAGTGCCATATGGAATTGCATTATAGTTGTCAGTTACTCTAAAAATTGAATATGAAGCGCTTGGTATAATGTCTGTTGGATTGTTGGTAGTCGAAACAGTATACACCGTTGGGCTCCAATTTTTATTTCTCACAAAAAATCTAAAACGCGCGGTCTCTTGATTAGAATACTTCTTTCTAAGATTCTTACAAGACGTTATGCGGCTGAAGCTAGGTGCCGAATCATAAGTTGGCATCAATTCTGGATAGATAGATCCCGTGTAGAATTGAATTGTGCCGCTGTAATTACTCCATACATCGTGCACCAGCGCAAAGGGTGTAGATGCGGCCGTTAAGGCAACCGAGCAGGAGTAAATACCGGTGCTCACATAGCCACCTGTGGCATTTATATCTAGGGCCGCGACAACATCTCCGCCCTCAGACAGCTTAATTGCAGAGGCTGTCGGAACGTTATTGGAGCTAGAATAAAAAGAAACATATACTGGGCCCGTACCAATGGTGGGGATATTGACAAGCTTCCCGCGCACGTAATTATAAAGATAGATGGTATTAAGATTCTCTAGAGAAGGAGCTAGAGAACTAGAATAGTAGAAGTTCTCTCGATCGTCGCTAATTCTAGAGTCCCACCTGGCTTCAATAACTGGTCTCTTAAAAAAGAATTCAGTGGATCTGGAAAAGAACTTTTTCGTATAGTATGATTGTGTTGCACCATCAGTATTCTGAATTAGGCTGCCCGTGTCTACCCCCGAAGAGCCGGAGTAATATGCTTCTTGACTCGCTGTGAGACGAACGCCAAACCCATAACTCTCAAATTCATCAGCTAGCCACCTTTCCATCAACTCGGTGACGTCAAGTTCTACGTCTTCATATCCCTGCGGGAAGACTACCTCATAATTGGAACCTGTGCGATAGTCCCCTCCAACACTGGTCCATGCCGTTGTAGTGCTTGCGGACATCCAGTTGGACTTTCCAAGATCTTTATATTCATCCATATCGAGGCCGCTTCCCTCAACCCACGAACGAGAAACGGGCGCGAGGACTAATGTAAAATCTTGAGGAAGAGTAAATGGGGTTCGCGCGTTGAAGACCCTCAAATAAAAGGATACGCTGCCAGAAGCCGGAATCTTACCGGATGTTCTGTCTGCCGCTATAGATGCTGTCGAAAAGTTAATTAGCGCTCGTGATAGTTCTTGAGTTTGGCCCGCGGATGAGGAGGCTTGCCCATAAATGGAAAAAATTTCTAAAGCATCCGCATATCCCATGTTTGACCCTGAGCCACGGTTAATTTCAAGCAGATTAGCTGTGAATGCATTTGTAATAGTGTTGTCGGCGCTAGCTGTATATCTGAAAATACTCATTATTGAATAGATCCTTTGATATCTATATTCGGAAACTTCAGCTCGAATGCAACATTTTTTGCGGCGAGGATCGTGCGGCCGTTCGCCGCGAGACTCCCTTCAAAATCGTAGTCTAGATCTGAGTAACTTACTCCCGACTTTCCAACAACTTCCAGATCTATCACGTCTATGATTCCTTCTATCTTTTGTAAAATTTTATAAAAGTCAGTGATGAGTATCTCTTCACCAATGGCATAGATATTCTTACGAAGATGTGCAGCGATCGCAGCATTGGCCTTGTTGATCACCGTATATCTGTTCGCATCTAAATCTAAAGTAACCACATAATTTATACCAAAATTAGCAATTACCGCATCTAGAATATCAACGGTATCGTTAATCATTTTATATTGTAAGATCCAGGTCTTTAAATTATTTTTAAGAGTTATATTAGCTGTTGTAAACTTACCGCTAGTATCCTCAGAAAGCACATATAGGTTTATATTTCTCTTAAATTCATCGAAGTCCCTAACGACTGCGACTCTTTTTATCGCTCCAAACTTAGTGGGCATTCCATAAGCAATTGATTGGTAATCCTGAATTGTCACCGCGCGGTGCTGCGTAGCATAATAGCCAAATACACGCTGTTTTATTTCATCTGAATCGGGAAGCGAAATGTCACCAACAAAGGGCTCTTCATTAGTAACCTCTAACGAAGTTATTGAAATGTTTCGAAGGCCAACGGAGAGGGCGCTCTGATCAGTGAATCTAAATATTGGACCATCAACACGAGTAATTGAGCCTACTGCGGCATTAACATCTTCTAGGGTGTTTACACGATAGTTGATAATCAACGTGGTATTAGAAGGAGCAATTCCAAACTTGTCGCTACTAATCAGTTTGGTGGGATCAAAATCTCGATCAGTAATATATGTGCGGCCGCTGAGATCCATAATAACATCAGCAGGATCGACCACCGAATTGGATAATAGCTCCGAATCTGATCCATATCCGAACTGTAAATAAGTTTCATCATTGTTTCTTTCTACCGTGAATCTTCTAGCTACCGGTGTGGCTTTAAGAATATTGCCCACAGTTGCATTGGTGGAGGTATTTGTGTTGCGGATGGACTTATAAATTACATTCTGGGATAAATTATCTACCTCATAATACTCATGACCCTCGGAGTCCACAACAGAAAGAACTTCTGCCACGTTACTAGTCTCTAGCTGAACTCTAGTAAATCTTTGAAATTCGCCGATATCGATCTCTTTCACCACAACGCGGCCAGAGACGCCGCGACCTACTGCACGGATAACAAAGGTTGAGGGCGACCCAGTTGCGGAATTTATCTGGCCGGCCACGATTTGATTATTGCTCTTAGCAAAATCGACATCTTCCAGTAGTGTGTAAAGGCCTCCTCCAGTCGACGAGAACACAGAGCCAGCCTTAAGTACCGGAGCATACGCAAGGTTTGGCCCACTAGTGAGGGATGGGATTTGAACATAGAAAGTGAGGACCCCGAATGAAGAGGGGCTTGTGTTTAATCTAAATCCCATCTGGCGCGCAAGGCGCACGACATTCTCATATTCGACCGCCGTTTCTAGAAAACTCTCGTTTGTTTGATAGTCTAAATAAAAGGAAAGAATATCGCCAATATACGATACAGTATCCAGCATCAATGATCCGAATGATGCTTCATTGAAGTCTTTAAAGGTATTCGGATAATATCTTTTTGCGTAATCTTCTAAATCTCTGCGAATAGAATCAAAGTCACGGCTTGTATAGTTAATGGGTTGTAGTTTTTTAGGCATTTTTTATCTCATTAATTAGTTCTTTACATCAATTTGAAGAGCAGCTTCTGTCGCCAGGGGAACAATATTAAAAGATATCCTCAGCGACATCGTGTGAGGAAACAAATCTGGGTTGCTTTCGGGTATTTGAAAGTTAAGATTTGTAATAGCAATATATGACATATACTTCGCAACCTGTTCGTGAATTTTTGAACTAATCTTACTATAGGTTTCGGGACCATTAAACTCGAACAAATACCTTTTGAGGCCCACCCCAAAGCTAGGGTCCATAATGCGCTCCCCTGGCACCGTAAGAACTAGCATTTTTAAGTTCTGCCGGGCGACTTCTTTGAAAGTGGTATTTAAATTATAGGCCCCAAAAGTAGGGCTCGTTGTTAATGGTAATTTAACTGACAGTCCTGACGACACTATGACACCTCTAACAATCGGGAGCGGTTGGCGCGGATGGATCCGATGAATTCACTACTGCATTATCTCCGGTGTCCACCCCGAACTCGGGAACTTCCACATTAATTAGTGAGAGAAGCAAATAAAGGATACCTAGAGGTGAAGGAGGTATCATAAACATTCCCATTATTGACCCCAAGAAATCAATACCTTCGGCCGTGATGCGCGGGAAGAAGGCCTCCATGTTTTGTTTCAACAACATGTCCTGCGCGGGGCCGGGAGGGGTGCCAGGAGGATTCTTCATTACCACATCCACGAGACACAAGACAATAGCCAATAGTTTTTCGCCACTATCGATCACCGTGGTGAGTTCTTCCGGGGCCGAGTCAAGGATTTCGTCAAACACGCGACTCAAGATGTTAAACACTTGTCCGGTGATAGTTTTGATCATCTTGCTGATAGCAACGTGAGGATCAATCAATTCAAGGATCCCCTTAAGAATATCAATAGGCGTCTTGATGAGCATTATCAAAATAAAATCACGCATAAAAGACTCAAAAGCGTCATCGCCACTAAAGGTATTAGTAAAGCTGGCAACGTTGTCGCGACTCATATCTGGGGTCTTGTCATATTTGTCGTCACTTGCGATAGTATTTTTTACAATATTAAGGCATGCATCTTTCGGAGGCTTCATCGCGCCGGTAATTTCATCGAAATATTTGGTTGTTAAGTAGAAGTTTTGTATGATAGGAATCATACTTAACACTCCTTTGTCAAACACGTTTGTAAAATAGTCTTGATACTCCGGGATTCCCATCAAGAAGTCAACGTCGTCTTGCGTAAGGGTGATGGGTTTGAAATCCTCGCCCTGCCCGGGGCGCGCTTGCTCGAACTCTCTTCGGCCACCTGGTCCGGAAGACGGCAACCAGACGGTTCTATCAAAAGTATGGTCGCTCTCGACCCATACCGGACGACTCCCCAGCTCGGCGCCTGAAGTTCCAGAATCACCGGCCGGCAGAAGGGGATAAAGTCGATGCTCGGTGACGAGGGCCCGCTCGGCGGGGGCGGACATGTCTGGGTCCGGAAAAGAAAGGAAAAATTTATATCGTATGATATATTCTATTCCGAGCCCGTTCTCGATGTCGGTGTCCATTTGGAGGAGCATGAGACGGAGGTTGTTGTCGAAGGGCAAGGCCGTGGGCGGGCCGAGCTCGACCATCTCGTCGACGCTGAAGATGCCCCGTGGGATCAGGGTCGCGGATACAAAGCTGTCGGGGCCCAGGGTACGAGACTGACGCAGAAGATCGACTCGTGGATAATAAGACTTTAATATAAATAGGCGTGGCCGGTCGTGGTCGAGCCCAAAATCTCGTTGGATGGTGACACGGCGGGTGTTGCCGGCCGGCCGGGGAAGGAAAAAGCCATCGTCCTGGCCGAACTCATCCTGGAAATGCGGGTCCAAGTGAAACGGGCCGCCGTTGGCCCACTCCGCGGCGGTCTGGTAGGCAGGAATGGAATGTAAGAAAATTTCATCTAGCGGCTTTGGATTTGCATTTGGGTGGGCCTGCTTAATGGCATTGTTCACTGCAGATTTTGAATCCATAATCCTTTCACCAATCAAATAGTTAATAATCTTATTATAGGTAGCCTCATCTGGGGGTAACTTTTCCCCAGAATTAAAAACTACGTTCCCTTCGTAATCTGTAATACCACCCTCAACCTGATTAACTTGTTGGAATAACTCGGTGAGATCGTTTACAAACATATCTCGTACCGATTCATCAATATCAGCAAGATAGTTTGCCATTGAATTCTCGATCTGCGCGCGCATATACATGGTTATAAATGGCTTAGCAAATAGTTCATCTATTTCTGTGGCTGCGAACACAAATATGTTTTTAATAATAAATTCTGCAATATGGATTTGCACAAACAGAAGATACATTCCATATTTTAGAGCTAGCCGTACTTTTTTACGCGCCGGAAGGTCGCTACCGCATGCGAGCTTTTCAAACATCCGAAGCATCTTGTTAAGGATGTCGCCGACATCTAAAAGATCAGATGTATCTCCTGGCTGGCAATTTTCGTTATTATGGAAAAAGCTAAGTGACTGAAGGGTTGCTGCATCAAATACCCCGTTCTTAATATAATAATCAAACAAATAATCGGTCAAGAGCGCATTGGCCATCGGGAAGGCGCGGCGTTGTGCATACTTCTCCGCCGCGGGTTGATAGAAGATGGAATTACCCGGGGGATATCTATCAGTTCGAAGAGTACTCTTAACACTCTCAATAAACGGATCCATAGTAAGGTTGGCTATCTCAGTATCCGGCAGTATGTCACCCGCAAAGTCTGCACCCGCTTCGGACGTAGTTGAAACGCCTATTGCATGCAGGGCGAAACTCGACAGACCATCGAGGGTCGTGTCCTGGTAAGGGGGGTACCACAGCTTGATCGTCCCGGTCCCCCATGAAGCGAATTTCTTGAGGGCCGCGGCCTGGGCCGCGGTCTCGGCGGCGGCCGTCGTGAATTGGGTGCCCCCCGACTTTGTCATAAGCGGCCGAAAGTACCACGTAAGAATCTCGCGGCCGTAGCCGAGCAGGTTCGTCATCGAGGCCGGGTCGGATCCCCTAAAATTGTAGGCGCCGCCGGCACCGGTGGTACCTTGGCTCGGGACGTTGAAGAGTCTGTTGGTGTTGTTCATGAACGAAGCAGGGTTCATCGAGTTGAGAATGTTTTGGTTCCATGTTGGCGCACCCGTGGAACCGGTCGAGGGCTGGCTAATGAGAATATAATCTTCAAATTCTCTCAAAAAGCGTTTATTGAAAACTTTTCGTGATATGAGAGGGGTACCTTGCTCCGAGGCGTTTGACAAGTCTCCAAGCGTGTCGACAAGGCCTCCTAGTTGTCCACCAGTAGCGAAGCCGAGTTCCATTCCTTCTTTTACGACATTCAGGATCCTGGTGATGTCGTCGAAGTCGAGATTTACGTCTAAACCAAAAACATCTTGATTATCGTTGATGCAGTCTTCAATGTCGTCCGAATATTGCTCAACGTTTTCGAAGCCCTGTATCATAGCCTTCAATATATCAATCATCGCCTTATTAGGCGCCGGAGCCCACTCTTCAGAGAGAGGCGGAACTTCAGCTGCGCCGATCGCATCAAACGCCGCTCCGCCGGCTGCAGTCAGTCGGGAGTCCAACAGTACATTCTTAATAGATTCTGTCGAATAGCTAAACTGAAGCTCAACCGTTTCTATCAGAACATTGAGTGTCTCGTAGATTGATTTTCTAAAGGTGGGGTCTTCTACATAGTTGGGTTTATCTGGACATTCGAAATTAGGCCTGAAGACCTCCGGAACTCCCGCAACGCCTGGTCGCAAGCCGTTTTTCAAAATATCCAAAAGAGTCTCAATATTATCCACATCATCCATATTAACAGATTGGATGTCATCTTCGGTAAGGCAGAGATTGTCTTGATTAAGAACTGCAACCTCGTTTGCGATCTCGTTACACAAGTCTGTTACATCCACCACTTTGGCCAACTCAGCAAAAAATCCTATGATTTCTGTAAAGGTGGTCATCTGTTGTGCAACTTGTGCATTGGCCCCGTACGCTAAATTATAATCTAATATTTTTTGAAGGAGATCTTCTTCGGCCGATGCTGGATTAGTGAGCAATACACATATCTCCATAGAACTTAAAATAGATGAAAGATCTTCAAGATAGTCGAGGATCTCATCTGGTGTCATCCCCGAGGCTTCCTCTACATTGGAGCCCCTAAAGGGATCAAACGGGTCGTGTTGCGCGCCCATATCAGGATTAGAGTCGTCCTCTTGTCCCCTAGCGCCCCGTTTTGTGCCTGGCGCTGTGAGGGGCATCAGATCGCGCATATTTGTGTCGCCATAATCTCGGGACCTTGGATTATTAAAGTCACACAGTTCGCGAAGAAGCTCTACAAGCTGAGCAATCACTTGAATTAAGGCTTTTTCAAGACTTTCAATAATAATCTCTAGAATCATCTTCCAGATATCGCCTGTAATGGTAAACATTGGGAAACTTAACGAGAGATCACCGAGAGAAGGGAGCGATATTTGAGGCTTTGTAACTCCCTTAACTGAACCCCCAAACTCTACTACTATGTTGCCACTGAAAGCTAGGCCCTTAATTTCGCCGATAAGGGCAGTAATGCGATCGATTTCAAAATTTATCCCAAAAGTAAGGCACAAAAGCGCCTCTTTTACGAGTGTATCGATACCAAAGTGGCGGAAAAATGCCCCCACTGGGCTATTGTCGGCAACAGCACCCATCGGGCCGTCCGCTAATACTTTTTCAATCTGGTTTAAAAAGTCGGGGGAAGCTTCATCTTTTTTCTTTTCTTGTCCCGCAAACACCTCGGTATAAAGCTCGGGATTTTGGGTTACTGCTGCGTTGAGAGTGGTAAGCTGTTCTGTGGTATACGCGGCGATGCTCACTTGAAGACCGGCGGTGTCGGCAATATCAATGATTCCTAGGTCAACTGCCGTATTTATTAAAGCATTATTTTCATCGTCCTGTTCCACATCAGAATCATTGGATGTGTCCCACTCTAAAGGAAAGCCGTCAGCGGTGTCGACACCAAGTGCTTCCCCAAAAAATTCATCAACCGAAAACGAATTGGGGCCCCTTTTGGAGGCTTCCTTATCCATCTTCAGGACTAAACTGTAGTTTTTTAAGGCGCCTAACACAACCTTATCCTTTATAAGTGGACTATACTTTACGAGAGAAAAGTGTCCCACTTTTAACTGTTCTGCGGCAATTGATTTATCGGTAGCTAAATATTTTATATCCGTGATCACAGAATCAGGAACCACAACAGCCTTTTCAGTCGACGGTGACGAAGTAGAGGCCCCAAAATAAAGTGTTAAGGTATCCCCTTCTCTAAATTTATAAGTTCTGCCGGCGCCTTTAACTGTCTCCATGAGCTCACCAACGAGGGTAGCCATTATTTTACCAACTGAGGTCCCCACAGAATTAAAGTCGACTGATATAGGCGCCTTCGGGCCTCTTGATCGTTTCTGCTGTTTACTGAATTTTGTGAAAGCACCCTGTAAACTCTGAGAAATTGCTGGCATCTTTTTGATAGGAAATTCTGTCTGACTTTCAGTGGGGCCGAATCCATTTTCACTATTAAAGTAATTCAGACTCGCCTCAAAGGAAGGCATTTGTTTTTGGTCTGTCTCACCCTGAAACATTTGATTGGTTAGTTGCTCCCGTGCTTTAAAAACATCGTATCTTAAGCTAAAAATCATTATTTCGTTATCGGAGGGAGGAGAGGTGGGATATTGCGCGTCTATTTCTATTTTATTCCCAAGCTGGACCCTCAATGTCTCGTACATCCACAGAACGACAAAAGCGGCCTGGGCGTCGTTTGGATCCTCATTGGCCGCCATAAACGCAGGTTGATCATAAAGCGCAATATAAAATTCAGGAAAATAATGAATGATATATCGATCGACAGCCTCTTCTATTGCCGCAGGCTGATCAAAATTCGCAACGGCCTGATCTATTTTAAGCTTAAGCTTATAGCGCGTAGAACCCTTTTCAACCGCCGAAAAAGGAATTCCCGTTGACTTGCCTTTATATTTACGTGGGGTTCGAAGTGCTGGCATCTCTAATTAGTATGGTTAAATTTACTCAAGATGAAGAGCCCATTCCCGTCGTTATCTGTTGTTTCTGCCCCTGCAGGAGTTTCCAAATATTCCTGCTGGAGTGTTGTGAGCTTCTGCATTTGAAGCTTCATCTGTAGTTCGACGTTTGTTAGTTTGTCCACTATCACCTTTATCCCTTCAGGTAAAAGCTTAACAAACGACGGAGATGTAGAGGCTCCAAAAAATGGTGACTGGTGTGTGTGATTTAGAAGGGCCATAGTTAGTGTTCTGTCGTATTCTAAAAAATTAGTGAACAGCTCTCGTAAATCATGGATTGATTCCATCATAGACTTTAATAACTGAAGCAAATTATCTCCCTTAACAAGTGGCTGCAAGCCGGAGTCATCATTCATCGCGATAAGGTCGATCCCAAAGGGCGCAGTATAGCCTGTATCCAAATCACCACCTTGGGCATTCTCTGCATCAGTGCGCGTTATAAGTTTTATATTCTCGCGCGAAATGAGACGAACTGTATCGGCCTTTATTGCGACCGTACTTCGGGGCGATTCTTTTGAGGTGTTTCCCGACTTGCCCGCCGCGAGACCAAAATATCCATCAGGATCTGCTTTCTGTGAAATATAGATTCGAGCGGCATCCAACTTAAAATTAGGATCCACATTAACAGACTCCCCATCTTCCGTCGTCGAACGGGCGCGGTAGCCCATTCGGCCGGCCACTATATCAATAGAAGCACAGTGAGTGTTCCTTAGGCCGCCGTAACCAGAATATAGATTGCTTGGGCGGTCAACTCCGAGTACAATCGACGCATTTCCTTTTGCTATCTGATGTTCTGCTCCGGATGCAACATAGACCGGAGTATCGAAATCAATTTTAGAACTCTCGCCTAGGCCGACGAATTCCGCCTGCTGTACTGGCGGCAGCGAATCAAATAGTTTTCGTTCGGTCTTTCCCAGCTTCGATAAGTCTAATGAAAATTTAAACTTTTTTGGCTTACCGCCTAATTTAATGCTACCCATAAATAAACTCCTTATGTTCTTTTAAGTAAAGAACATGCTCTGCTCTCGTTCTCTGCGGGCATTCAGTCCGGCCCGATACCTGCGATGATCTTCTCTCCGGTAGCCCAGTCTATTATACACTGTAAAAGCTTCTGCTGCTCCTCTGAAATCTGGGGGCGATTTGGCTAGATGGGGGTCAATAATGAATTCGCTAACATTTCCGCCCCCAGAATTATAGACAACCGAGAGCAGGGCGTCGAATTGGCCTTGGGTAACCCTAACATCGCCGATCCGTCGCAATTTGCTAACAAGCCATCTCTCGCGGATGGAGACGTCTTGCTGAAAAAGAGCCATTACTTCGGACCTCGTCATAGTTTCCGAGGGGGCGCGCGTGTTGTTTCCATCGGGAGGAAGACCTCCTTTCAGCCACTTGGATGGGATTAAACCATGTCGCTTTGCTTGACTGCAGGGGCCCTTCCAGTTCTCTCCGTTGACGCGTCCCTGTATGAGGTGGCCTACTCCAATAGTACAGTAACCATAAGGGTCGTTGTAGAGCTTCATCAAAATTCCCTCACTTTGTGCCATGTGTTCCACTTCCGATGCAGACATCTTCTTAATAACAGGAGCATCAGGATCCTGGTCGGGCGGGTTTTCATCAAATGTGCGCGCAGGAGATCCTGCATCACCGGTCCCCGTAGAGTGCGCTGGGGCGCCTTCTTCGGGATTTCGGGGAGATCCACTTGCATTTTCCTTATCTCCAACCTTGCCTTTGCCGGGGCTGCCACCAAAAAAGTTTCTTAACGCCTCAAGGACACTGCCGCCCTTGTGGAGTCCTTTGATGATTAGTGGCTTCTTTTCGGCACCAATGATTTGAGGGTTAAGCAGGTTTTTGAAGTCCTCAAATACTACAGTAACTACGGTTCCTTTCTTGATCTCAGCATCGTCTTCTGGGAAGACGCGCGAGTCATAAACATCAAAATAGGTATCTAAAATCGGATCGTCTGCGGAAACAGGCGGAGGTCTCATCTCTAATTCAGGAATATAAACCTTATAAACATATACGGGCTTATCTCTAGTGAAGGCTGCTACGATTTTAGCACCTAAGGACACATTAAGATAAGCATTTAAAATTTCAGAACGGTTAATAGGAACTATTGAGTCTTTGTTAACCTTCTCGGCCTTCAATACAATTCCACGAAAATTTATAACGTCCTTCAGCGTATCAATGCCATACGCTTTCCCTAAACTCTGAACTAAAAAGGTTAGAGGATTTCCGCGACGGCGATCGCCCGAATCGTTGATCGAATCATCTCTTAAAAAGTTAAGGGTGCCAAACCTAAGACTTCTTAGGTCTAGGCCACCTTCCCCACTCTGTCCTTCGTCATCCTTTGCCATTATCCTCTCCTCCGCCATGTAATAAATCAAATAGCTGTTCTCGATCGTCGTCCGTTAAGCCGACATGCTGAGCCTTCTGTTTTTGCAGAAGACCGGAAACGCGTACCAGTTGCTCGTTGGAGCGCTGCAGATTCTCAACATACTTGGCTGCGATGGGGCCCAACTCTTTGCGTGCAGAGTCAGACAATTTCATATCACGAATTGCATCCATTAATAAAGATTTGGCCATAGCGCGATCCTCGCGAATGTTGGTAGTCGCTTCATCGATATAATCATCAAGATTTAAATTTCGCCGTTTTCCCATTTATCCCTAAACACCTTGTATCTTTTTCGTAGCTTTTTCAAATTGTTGACAACCTGTTTTGTATTAAGCCCCGTTATCTCCCGTAGATATAAATAAATAGCTTTTTTATTAAAAATTTCTATTTCATCTGCAGAGTCTAATACGATTCGAACAGCCATTAATACTTTTTTCTCATTTTCTTTTAACATAAAAGAGTCCCACGTACTAATTTCGTTGCTTAAGGATACCCAAAATTCAGCCTCTTCTCTCTCATCTTCATACGAAGGCTCTTCGGATTCTAATTCCTCTCCCTTCCTCTCTAGCATATCTTCTAAGAAAATTTCGGTTCGATTTCGTTTCTGTGTTTGCTTTACCTTATGAATAAACCAATTTTTAGTAACAACAGAAAAATAGGAAAAAGCCTTAGACCCCTTGGAGGGGTCGTATTTATTTAAAATAGTAGTTAGCCATATCTTACAATCATCTTTAAGATAATCTATATTGGGTAAGGTAGTAAACCTGTAAGTATAAACAATTTTATCGACCATTTGATCGAACGCAGGCTGAATATATTCAATATAAAGAATCGTGCGTATCTGACGATCATTCGTGTTCGCATACTTTACGATGGCATCTTCATGTACCTTTGTAAAATATAAATTCTTTTTACGCTTCTGCTGCTTCTTCGGCTTCATCAACACCATCTAGGGCATCCTCAATTTCAGTATCGATCGTATACTCAAAGATTTCTCTAAATTTTTCCATCTCTTGTAGAACTTCGCGGATTCTAAACATCAACTCTTGTATCATTGGCTCCCCATGATAACTGTCCATACTGTACATTGATTCAACAAAGACACTAAAATCTTTGGCGGTCAAGTAGGTATCGGCCATTGTTTCGGATATAAAAAAGAATTTTTTGAGTAGTCCTATCACATACCAAACAAGCAGTATGTTAAGTAAAATAGAGACAGCAAGTATGATGTATATAAGCATTATCAGTCTTTGTTAAGTAATTCTTTTTTTTGCTGTTTAAGGTCCTGCCGAGCAGTTTGAATAAACTCCTCCGTTACCTGTCCGGTTTTTGCCTTTGGTATAGCCTTTATGTTGATGCTTGTGAAAGAAGTTAACTGCTTCACAAGTGCATCCTCTTTGTTGCACGCAGGACAGATCGATACTGTATCGTCAGATAAGTGCTGTATCACACAAGTGTGACGACAGTGTGAGCAACAATATTGATAACGAGGCACGCTCGTTATCTCTTTTCTTCTAATAGTCGCAATCTACGATCGATATCGTTCAAAACCGTTTCGAGGTCGCGGGAATGAGAACGAAACGCTGTTCTGAGCATCTCATCAACAACTTCGCGTACGTGGGCCTCAGAAACTGTCTTAGTGGACGTCTTTGCTTTTTTTAAGCTTGTTCGTGTTTGTGCCATCTTAATTTTTCCTTTCTTGTTCTATATCCTCAGTAAAGTCTACACTTTCGAATGAGACCACTGGAGGGTTTATTATCACTAATGTAGAATGACTACTATCTTCAGGATTCATCGCAAAATTCATTTCCTGAAGAGTTGGAACTATATCGCTTTGTTCCATTAATGATTTTTGAAGTGCCATCATAAGGGCACCAATTGCTTGATTGGTTAGTTTCATTTTAACTCCTTTGTTTGTGTATTTTTGAAACAGCTATGTATACCGTCTTTAATTGATATAGAGTGTTTCCAGCCAATATTTTTTAACTTCTGTGTGTTCGCGCGGGTTTCTAAAACATCGCCATCGCGTGGAGGCGTGTAGTCAAATTCAATATTATGGTACGTCTGAGCAATCTCTTTTATTTCATTTAAAGAGATATTATCTCCTGTGCCAATATCAAAAATAGCTCCGTCAAATCGCTCTGCGTAATCCATCGCAAATATATTAGCCGACACAACGTCGTCAACGTGGATCATGTCCCGTCTTTGTTCTCCGTCGCCCGTTATGAAGGGTGTTTTACAGGTTCTAATGTGTTCCATCCAGTTAGCGACCGCCGTAGCATAAGGCCCTGTGGCCTTCTGATCTTCAGAGTATACATTAAAATACCTTAAAGAAACAGTGTCAAGCCCAAATAATTCGGCATAAATTTTACATTCTAGCTCTGTAACATATTTTTGAAGTGCATAGGGGTTGGTTGGGCCATGGCCATTACCCACAATAGAGGAAGAACTAGAATATATAACCCTTTTCACCGACGGACACTTTTTAGCAAAATTTAAAAGAACGGAGCCAGCCAACGCATTATTTTCCATAGTAGCGACTGGCTCTTCCATTGAGTATACCACACGTGGCCAACATGCTAAATGAAAAATATACTCAGGTTCAAAAGAAGAATAATATGGATGAAAGTGGCCATCCGTATCTTCACTTAAAACTTTTTTAACATCGCCGGAGATCTCGTCTTCTAGATCCACCCCAAGCACTTCATGCCCGAGATCCTGAAGTTTTTTATAAAGCTTAGATCCAATATAGCCCACGTGACCGGTCACGAGACATTTAGCCATTTTCTTGCACCTGCTGATTGATCCAGTGATATGTTTTTTCCATACCAACACGCAACGATTGCTCATAGTCCCACCCTAGTTTTTCACGAATCAGGGCGTTATCTGAGTTCCGGCCGCGGACACCGATCGGAGTAGGGAATCCATACTTAGTTTCGAAGCGGCCACCATCAATATTATCAATAGTTAGCGTTTTGCCCGAGATCTCAATAGCCATCTCGGCGAACTTGTTGATCGCGATCATTTCTTCGGATCCGATATTGACAGGACCAACAAATGTAGGATGATCCATAAGGCGCTTAGTAGCCTCTATACACTCGTCAATGTAGAGGAAGGACCTCGTCTGTGCACCGTCGCCCCAAACTTCAATCTCGTCGCCCTCAGAGGCTACAGCGACCTTTCTACAGAACGCGGCAGGGGCTTTCTCGCGGCCGCCGTCCCACGTGCCCAAGGGCCCAAAAATGTTATGATAGCGCGCGACGCGGACTGTTAATCCATAATTACGCGCAAAAGCAAGCCAAAGCCGCTCACTAAATAATTTCTCCCAACCATACTCTGAATCAGGCTGAGAGGGGTATGCGGAGTGCTCAACACAATTGGGATTATCCGGATCGAGCTGATTGTGCTCAGGATATATACAAGCAGATGACGAGTAAAAAATTCGATTAACGCCTTTCTTAACACACTGTTCGGCAATATTGAGATTAATCATGGCTGAGTTGTGCATAATATCCGCATCATTCTCGCCAGTAAATACAAATCCGGCGCCTCCCATGTCGGCCGCAAACTGATAGATTTCGTCCAAGTCCTCAGTAACCACTTGATCACACACTGTAGGGTCCCGGAGATCGCCCTGTACAAATTCATCTACAACCTCCATTATGTCAAAAAAGTCATGAAGCTTCAGATCCACGACGCGTACCCAGTACCCATCTTGTTTTAGCCTCTTGGCCATGGCGCCACCGATAAAACCGCCACCACCACATACTAGTACTTTCTTCATTGTTTCTTTCCTTTAAAAAATATATTTGAATTAATGGCCTTATCACATATAAATACATCGTAGGCCGGCTTCTGGAGTCTTAATTCATGGAACTTCACTCCCCACTTTTCAAACTGCTTTTCTGTTATCTCTCTCCAATCGATGCCGCTCAAAGAGCCGCGCGCAGTCCAGTAAACAACGGTGTGTCCCGCATCATATAAATCATTAATCTTTTTGATATTCTCATGAATAGGAAGCGCGAACGGATATTCTCTAGGGCCCTCATAGTAACAAATTGTTTCATCTATGTCGACGTAGTAAATCAACTTTTCCTCCTTAGGGTTTTTCTTTTTGCTTTTTCACCATCCAATACTTTACGTGGGCCGCCAGTTCCCATCGCGTCTTCAATATCTCGAATTCCCTTTACTAATTTTATCAATCCTTGCGGCTCAACGGAAGCTATCTGATCGCTTCCCCACATTGTTCTGTCTAGCGTTAGGTGCCTTTCTATCCAGGTGCACCCCATCGCAACCGTTGCAAAAGTTGTGGTCAAGCCATATTCATGGCCGCTATATCCAATTTCTTTATCGTTCCACTTTTCCTTAAGCCAGTTAATATAGTTTAAATTTAGCTCTGAAACCGGCGACGGGTAAGTGGAGTTGGTGTGCATAACAACATTCGGATTACAGCTTTTGATGCACTCTTCTATTTCGGATTCTGTGCTCATGCCTGTGGAAATAATAAGTAGTTCGCAGTTTGTACGAGCATATTTACACAAATCTATATCATTAATTAGCGCGGATCCGATCTTCATAATACTAGTATACTCTTTCATAAAATCAACGGAAGGTTTGTCCCACACCGATGCAAACAACTCAATTGGTTTCTCCTTAACATAATCAAAAAGCTCCTCGCACTCTTCCTTTCCAAATTCAATTTTCTTTTTATAGTCAATATAACGCAATTCTCCCCACGGAGTCTGTCTTATTTTATTTTTTTGTTGTTCTGGAACACATAAATCAGGAGTTCTTTTTTGGAACTTTACATAGTCACACCCAGCTAATATAGAGGCTTCAATCAATCTTTTGGCTGTCTCTACCGACCCATTATGGTTGATACCAATTTCAGCTATTACTTTAACAAAGCTCATACTTCGTTCTTCCATTTATTTAAATCAGCCTTATGGTCTACATCAATCTTGTCAGAAATAGAGTAAAACCCCGTTGAATTATTAAAAAGTTGATTATTTAATTTTTCGACCTCAGAAGCTTTTGAGGCACAAATAAAATGAGATATCTCAAAACATTTTGGATAATCTTGTCGTCGATACAATTTATGATCAATTAACGTTTTTGAGTAGATACCTTTCTCTATCAAACACATATACGGATGAGTTTTTATATTTTTCTTACATAAAGCAGAATTTAAATTATTTTCATAATAAAAATCTATAAATTTACAAATATCGTCGTAGTTTCTTTCCGGATATGTGGGATATAGTGTCATGATATTGCTATCCTCTTCAATCTTATAGTGCTCGATGATATCCAACAAAACTGCGCGCATTGGAGTCATATCGTTTGCTATTCCGGGAGGTCTTTGTCTAATTTTTATCTCAAATTGAGTTACCTGATTTTGTATCCACATATCATCTGTTGAAAGCACAACTCGCGATGATAGTCCCACATCATTTAATTTTTGCAATAATTCCGGAACCAAAATCCTATTTTTCAATGGCAATCCTTTGGAGCCGAGGCGCGCTGGTATTAAGATATACTCCAATTACATCTCCAAAATCTTTTCTATCTCATTGTTATCAATATGAGAACGAGTTTCCAAGAATGTGTCCGAAGACATCGCCCCATAATTAACCTCTTCTCCACTTAAAGAATTTAAGACTTTAGTAGCATCATCCAATTCTAAAACATATTGGTGAAAATTTTCATCACAAATAGGAGTATTTGTTTCATCAAACATTATATTAAAGTGTTTCTTTAAATCGGGCTGCACAGTTTTCCACATTTCGGTACCGGGGTAGGCGGTGGCTGTAAACATTTTTCGATTGACTGCTTCTAGTGCGTTCGCGTGTTCGGGAGTTCCTACCGGATAGAAACTCGACCAAAATTCTTGTTGCCACAGAATAAAGGCAACACTTATTTTTAAATCTTCTAACGTTTCGCCAGGATATCCCATAATCCACGTACAGTTGGGATGGATCCCAGTATCGTGACAGTTTTTGATACCATTAACCATGGTCTTTGGGAACTTATAGTTTGTGCCATTCACTTTTATTTCCTCTAGTCCATTTCGGAGAATATGGCCACCCTTCTTCATTAAAATTAGAGTATGCTCAGAAGCTGACTCGGCTCCAAAACCGATATAAACACAGCCTGATTCCGCCATATCAACAAGACGAGCATCAGCTTCGTCCATTCTAGTATGGGTCCCCCATCGCACTTTGTCAAGTCCGTATTCCTTAAAAACAGGAATCATTCTTTTAATGCGTCGCTTGTCGACAGCAAAATTGTCGTCAACGAATCCAATAAAGTCTAGGTTATAGTCGTCGACGTACCCACGAACTTGTTTTGCTATGTGTTCGCTGGATCTCATCCCATAATTTCTTTCCCCTTGTGCCCCGCGATAACAAAAAGCACACGCATATGGACAGCCGCGGCTGCTTACGGTTGTTAAGCTTCGGTTCATTGTAAAAGGAGTAGCTGAACTGTTATTGGCCGCTAGCCCCCATACAGGGATATCTATATATTGATTTAGAACATTGTAGCCATCTGGATCTGTCTCTAATAGGTCGATGGCCGCATATGGAAGGGCATCCAAATCTTTTGGGCGATCGCCCTCATATTGAAATCTGGGGCGCCCCGCATAGTTCCCAATATAATAAGGACTTAATTTTCCAATTTTATAAGCTTTTTCGATGCCATACTCTTTAATTTGCTGAGCATCACTTAGAATTGCTAAAATAATATCATCACCCTCGGAGCGCGCGATAGCATCCAATTCTGGAATCCAGTGAAAAAGGCCTTTTTTAATCTCGGTAGCAAGGCCATTCCCTGATACAAGGAAACATTCTGGAAGGTGCTTTTTAACTATGGCGGCTATATCTTCTTGCCATTTAAGCGTCGTAATAATCCCCGAAAGCGCGACGATATCAGGGACGTCCCACATATTGAAATGACGAACAATTAAATCTTCGGCCTCTCCGAGAGTCAGATAGCGGCCGTTGGGCATCCCTGTGGCCGCGTTGTCTTTTATACGATAAGCATTTAGGTCCAGTATAGATGGCTTAGCGCCGTACATTCGGCAAATAGCAGAAAGTATTCCAGGACCCTCGGGGGGCACGTTTGGGGCGGCAGATTCACGTAGGGGCATATTAATAAACATAATTTTTATCCCCTTAAAGCTTCCCACATTAAATTCTTTAGTAATCTCAGAAGGATGAGCCGGAGCAGTCGAAGATATTATACTTAATTTTGTCATTTTAACCCACCTTTGTTACAAATTTATTCTACCATGTAAATAGACTAATCTTTATGAATAATATGTAGAGGACATCTTTCCTAGGCTTTCGAACGAAATAAGATTATAAATTATATTCGCACTCTTCAAATCCAAAGAAGCAATCGTATTAAATTCGAATATTACTTCTGGAAAATATCGCGCTAAGTACTCATCCCACAAAAGGCGCATATGTTCCCCCTCATAGCGCATTCTAAGTTGATACCAATCTGGCGAGAGATACGCGGGAGGCTGTAAATACCACTCCTTTTTAATATCTATATTCTCGTAAAAATCCAGACCATAATATACCACTCTGGCTGCCTTAAGTTTTACTAACGCATAAAGTGTGCCATAGTAGGCGCAATTACAAACGAGCTTATTCTCGTAAACCTCCATTAAATACTGTTCGGCCTCTTCGGGCATATGTTCAATCACGCGATTGTCATAGGTTTTCATCACCTCGTGATTACGATCTTCTGGCCCTCGCCAAGCATAGAGATAGGGCTCATCTTCGGCTAAATATGGCAATCGTCCAAGGTTATTCAGAGCACCCCCCTCATCATGTTTGCGCTGTGCCGCTTTTTGTTTGCGCCATAGGGGCCAGTCTGGTTTGAATCGGTTAGTTAAGCAGCTTGTAATATTGGCTCTCTCTAGAACCGCGGGAACAAATCCTGCTTGGTTTATGTTGCACATCACATAAATATTTGTATCAGCTAGTTTTTCTGACATTTGAGGGTTTTCAATTGTATTGGTATGATTGTTCACTAATATAACATCAGTGTCGCTCTCAATTTCTGCGTTTTCTAGGCCCCTCAATGATTGGCCGCGGCCAAGAATATAGACAGTCTTCATACTTTATAATCCTCTATAAAATCGCTACAAATACCACCGCACATAAACAAATCTCCATCGTATCCCAACTCGGGCATCACGCAAACAGACCCATCAACCAATTTCTTTTTAGGAAATGTCCACAATATCCCCTTGGATGTCAAGGTGACATCATCAGTTTGGTGGAAGAAACAATGCACACCGTGTCTTATTAGCTGCTGCAGCGCCTCTACATTTTTACAGTGACACCAAAATCTGTCGTTACTCAAATATTCGAGGGTAGTTTCTATTTCGGGGTCGTTGTGACCTAAATAATATTTACCATCAACATACCAAACATCGACTTCCACATCATAACCCCGCACAAGAGCAACATCAAGATAAGGAGGGGTGTTTTCAAAGTCTGGGTTTTTGCCCGCTACGTTTCCTCTATGTGCAATTAAATACAATTTAAACCTTATTCATATAATGCCATCTTACGAGAGGTGTGTCGCTTGAAAGTTTGCCTGCAGCACCAGTCCATTCTCGTAAAAATTTATACTCTAGTTTATCATGGAGGCCAGTTTGAAGCAAGTGTTTTCTCGCAAGTTGATGATTACTTATCATATGCTGTTTATACTCAGGTAGCGAATCAAACAGCGTAGCAAAGACTGTCATATCATCGGGCGTTGCACAAAACCACAGATCATTCATAAGGTGAAGTCCATTTTCGGAGGGCCCTGCAGGACCTTGAGCATAAAATTTAGTCTTGTCGAACTCGCTAAAAACAAAGTCGACCAACAAAGCTATATCAAATCGCGTTAATAAGACCCAATCATACTCTACATCACTTTTATTCATGAGAGAGATGACTTCTTTTACGGAGGTCCATCGACAAAAGTTAGCATGCACTCCTGGGATCTCATAATCAGTTTTAGGTTGCTGCTCTGCTTTTATGGCCACGGGATTATAGGTCTCGACCACCTTATCTTTTTGGTTTACACTCCACGTATGTATAAAAACGTCGACTTGGTCGTTAACGTCCATTACGTGCTGCTTAAAGTGCTTATACCCTACCTTATGATTTATTAGTTTGTTGCCTTTGCCGTACTTATCATCAGTTCCAACAAGACCATGTAAACAGAGTGCTACTTTCATTTTCTGTAGTTATCCAAATAGTATCTCAAGTCCTCAGGCGTGCCGATTCCCCACATTTTATGGACGTAAAACGGAATAAGGGTTTTGCCGTCCTCAATCAATTCATTATAAACGGGAGCTATGTAAAACTCATTGTTGACTCGAACATTCTTTTCGATCATTTGCTTTGTGTACTTAACAAAGTCGGAGCCATGCCTATACCAATAAATCCCACAGGTTGCAATATTTGAGATCGGGCGTTTTTCTGCTACCTCGGTAATAAAACCCCGTGAATTAGTTTTAACAAAAGACCACTTGGGATGTACTGCATTAAATGTATAGACCATTGCATCACAATCGGTCTGATCTCTCAGCATCGTAAAGTTCTGGGATTCATACTCAACAAACTGGTCTGAATTTGCGATTAGAAGGTCTTCATCGGTGTCTATTAATTCTTCTGCTAAGAGGGCTGTGCAGGCGGCGCCTTCAGTGAGACCATCAACTGTGATATATTTAAATTTGCCATTTGTGATTCTATCGAGTGTATCAACTAGGCCAGCGTATTTCTCTACATGAGACTTACGAACGAGAAAGATATATTCACAATCAAAATCGAGGTTTTCTACAACCACCTGAATCATGGGCTTTCCATTCACGTCAATTAGAGGCTTAGGAAAGGTGTACCCCTCTTTCACAAATCTGCTGCCCTCTCCAGCCATTGGAATTAAAACCTTCATTTAAGCCACTCAGCAAAAAGACCAATATTTACTCCCTTGGCATTTGCCACAGCAATAACGCGGCATCCTGTAGCCTGGGCTGCAGCATAGCCCTTGGGAGAATCTTCTACTATTACAACATTTTTTTTAGGAACCTTAAATTTCCTAATAACCTTTAGATATCCCTCGGGGCTTGGTTTTGGCTTTTTAACGTCTTCGTTGGTCACAAGCTCTTCAAGCAAATCTAAAACACCAGTTTTTTTAAGCATTAGCTCGGCAGTTTCACGAATACTGTTTGTGAAGCACGCAACATGTATTCCTTCTTTTTTAAGAGTTTTGATCATATCTATTTTTTCTTTACTTTGCTTGGCTTTTTTTTGTATTAATTCTAAGGTAAGCTCTTGTTTTCTTTGAGAAATTGCTTCATAATCCTTTCTTTTAACAAGTTTTTGTTTGGTCAAAATCTTCAGCTTTTCTTTAGTTGGAAGGCCATTGAATATAGAAGAATGTTCCTCTAGAGGAATTTCATAACCACAGATTTCTAGGAGGGCTTCATTAAGTGCCACGCGATGCCATTCGCACGCATCTATCAACACACCATCTAAATCAAATATTACAAGTTTTATCATGTTACTCCATACTGTTTAAAGTAGAGATCATCTGCTGACCCCCAATTAAACCACCCAGGAAATGCTGTCCTGCCGAGGTTTCGTCGTTGATGCTGGGGCTTTGCAATCTTCCATGGATTAAATATCGCAACTTTTTCAGCGCCGCTTAAAGTTGCTGCCCACCAAGAAAAAGTGCTATTAAATATTATAACCTGATTAAAGCTTCTTGTCAAATTAAAATCATCTATAAAACTTCCGCGTAGGGCCCCGGCGCCTGGTATTGTTTCGGCACCATTGCAGTGCACAATCGGATCAAGATCAGAAAAACCATTAATCAAATGATTCATATATTCCAGCGATTGTTCTGCTTCGACCCACGGAGAATTACTTGGCGGATTTGGTCCGATAGCTATTTCGTTACGGATCTTTTCAATATCTGTTAATGTATGCGGTGTCCATTTTTCGGCATCCGTAACAATGTGAAGTCGGTCATAATCAAACTGGCTTATGACCTCCTTAAAAGAATCCACACTGATGTGGTTTTTATTATGGCTTACTTGAATCAGGCGATTTTGCAGCCGTAGATGCAGGATTAAGTCTGTGAAATTTGTCACCGGTATAGTATCAAACCAGCTTCTTACCTCTGGTAGGTGGTTTTCCAAAATTTTATAGTCTTCAAAATAACCATTTATTAAAACATTACGGTTAGAGAGATCCTCCATAAAAAAAATTCTCTTATAATTGGAATCACCAACTATGACAGTAGGAAAATTATTATTATCGGATCGAGCTTGGGCAGCAATACCCAATTCTGGTATTGCTCTGTGGGCCAGTGCTAGACCGTTTTTCTTGGCTAGCAGGCGCGCGTACGTATACTGAAATAGATTGTTTCCAAAACCTATCGTAAAGACTACTTCTACTGTTCCTTTAACGCTCATAAATAAATAAATCTCCATATAGAGGCTCTAGCTGTTTTATCACCTCTTCGGATTCTTTAATGGTAACTGTAACACCATTCTTAGCTAGCTGAACTGCAAATTGTAGCTGTTGAGATTCCTCTAGAATTACGGTTCCCTTTTTGTATGTAACAGAATCTGTATGATATTCGATGGCTCCTGTGGACAAGAACTCCTCTACCTGAAATTGTAGATGAAGATTGTTTATGGCATTAGACGCGGTGCACATAGCGTGGGACACATTGCTATTTTGGGCTAGCTTTATGAAGGCTCTAGTATCTCTAGGAAAGCATGGACCCCCCCACCCAAAACCATATCTAAAAAACTTATTGTTAATTCGGCTGTCGGAACCTACGGCTGCCAAAACTTTATCAGCGTTTGCTCCTATCTTTGTGGCTAAATCGCCGACCATATTGGCAAATGAAATTTTACAAGTTAGATAGCAGTTAAGAGATATCTTGGTTAACTCAGCACTCAGGCGATCCATAATGTGAATTGATGGGGTATTGATACACATATTATGATATGTCTTAATAATCTCGGCTGCCAGTTCAGGAGTATCGCTGCCTACATATACACAATCGGGATATTCTTGATCTTTTAGAATTGATCCCTGAGCAATTGTCTCCGGATTAAATGATACCTGCCAGTTCAAATTTTCGAGTCTTCCATAAATCGTATCCGAATACCCTGGATTGACGTTCGTACAAATAACCAAATGTTTTTCCTGCTCCTGTACACCTAGGCGCACCAAATCATCTACTACAGCATCCACTTGCGACAGATCATACCGACCATCTGGTTCTGAATAAGATGCCACCGTCACAAATATTAACCGTGCGTGAGAAACGCACTCCTCTAAATCAGTGGTGGCTTTGAAATTAGTAGAAACAAGTAACTTATCATTAACTCCCGGCTCGTGTGAGACAAAGGTCTTGCTGTTTATAGAATTAACATAATCTTGGTTAATGTCACAACCAACAACTTCGTAACCACCCCCCTCAAGAGTTAAGCTAAAGCATAAACCTAAGCGTCCTATTCCAATAACCGAAATGTTTTTCATAATTATCGCGCATCCCAGACAAATATTGGGTGTCTTTTCACCTCTCTGCGCGAGAGGTCTTGATCAAATATTCTAAAATTTCTATACCCTTCAATGGAAGACTGTGTCTCGTTTCGTCTCGCGTCATCTCCATTGTGAGTTATATATCCTGTTGCAGCCCTTGAAAAAATTTTATCAATGTAGATGTCTCTGGTTTCACGGTTACATTCCGAAAAAGCATAGTTGCTAATGACCAAATCTATTTTTACATCCTCTAGGTCGTCCAATTTCTCTGGCGTTATCGGTATAAAATTGTCTATCCCTACCGCAGAGGTATATTTCTTCGCTAAAACTCCGGGCCACCTAAGATCTACATCGTAATAGGAATTAAAGGAAAATTGCGCTTTTATTACGGCAGCAAGGCCTCCATAGCCACCGCCAATCTCAACTATATTTAATCCATATAAGCTTCCATATAAGCTTATTAAATCAGACAACACTTTAACATATCTTAAAGTTGTGGGGGACGCTTTAAATTTCTTTTTAATAACACCAATTTCAAAGTCGCATACTTGTGGACTACCAACTCTATCGTTAATAGAAATAAATTTATCTATGTGGTTCACTAAAAATGTATTATTGATAAATATATTTTCTAGATAAGCTGCTCCCAAAGATGGCGGAACATGCTCTAAAATTGGCCCATATTTCACAGATGATCTAAAATTAGCAAAGACTGCTTCGTTCTTAACAGCTTTTTGACAATGATTTATATATGAGTCGGCCCACTCGTCGTCGCACCTCCAGCCATAATAATCCTCTTCTTTAAAACCCCTCTCTTCTGTAGGCGCAGCCTTACTGGCTCCCATCTTTTTTCTCCCGATGTGATACTAGGATCCCATACTCATAAAAATACAAATAATCTATCTCAGTTGTCACAAAACAGTTAATTGCATCTTGAGGGCTTTCTACAATAGGCTCTCGATCATTAAAACTAGTGTTAAGTAAAATCGGCACTCCTGTTTTCTTTTGCCACTTCTTTAGGAAAGTATAATACCAGGGGTTATCTTTTTTGGTTACTGTTTGTAATCTAGCGGAACCATCCACATGTAATACAGCAGGTACCTGATCTCGGACTCCTTCTTTAAAGAAATTAACAAACGACATATAGGGACTATCATAATCCATTTCAAACCAATTGACCACCTCTTCTCGAAGAATGGAAGGTGCAAAGGGACGCCATGGCTCGCGGTGTTTTGCCTTTTCGTTAATATAATCTTTCATTGTTGAAGAACGGGGATCCCCTAGAATGCTTCGATTTCCCAAGGCGCGGCGGCCAGATTCAGAAGGGCCACCGAAGACAGCCACAATCTGTTGTTTATTTAGAAGGTTTAAAACCCGAGCATCGGTGCCGCTCTCAATATGCAACACATCCTTTTCTGGCTCTAGAGCTTCCAATATATTCTCTTTAGAATACAGCTCCCCCAAATAAGGCGTAAAATTATCTAGCCATTTAACCCTCGGATTTTCTAGAACATGGTGCCAATAATACTGCGCGTTCCCAATGGCTAGACCTGAATCGTATGGAACTGGGGCACAATAAATATTTTCGATTTTGTCCTCATATTTTTTATATAGTTTGTGGGTCATTACGGAATTTAAACTAACCCCTCCGGCTAAACAAAGATTTTTAGAGGTAGCTTTCGGATCCGACAAAACATCGTCCACAATACTATAAATAATGAATTCCGTCACCCACTGGAGTGTAGCAGCAATATCGAAGGGGGCATTATCATCCGACGTAATGGCTTCCTTTAATTCTTTTAGGTTTTGCTCAGCGACTGATTGGTATCTCTCATTATCTAATTTTTCTATGAACAAAGAAAGATATCGATCAGGGTTGCCGTATGCTGCCATGGCCATAACAGTTCCTGCTTTGTGACCGAAGGGGGGCCCCACTGAAATCCCAAAGACGTCCTTGCAAATAACACTCCACATTGTGCCCACGCTTAGCGTCTCTTCATACCTTCGTATATTTTCTAGCTTGGTGCCCTTTCCTATATATGCTGTCAGAGAAGTGTGCACCGTATTCACTTCAGAACCATCCCCCTCTGTCTCTATAAATTCCTCTCCTCCGCCATCCAAAGTAATAATAATTGCTTCATGAAAATTGCTTGAATAAAAAGCATTTGCTGCGTGACAAAGATGGTGGCTAAGAACAGCTACCTCGCCTCCGTTTCTTTTAACTGCTCTTTCAACAGCTAGATAAGAGTTCTTACATTTTCGATAGGGCGCTGTTGGCTTGGAACTAATCGTGCATACCGCATAATCACATGTGCGCCATTCAGGATATGTTTCCATAAAGAAACGATATGGGTCGGCGTCGCGAGGGCCCTCTTTAATTCGTGAATACCTTTCAAGTTCGGCATGTATGAGGGGTCGTCCGTCTTCCAAAACACAATATGCAATGTCTTTATTCAAATCAGCAAAGCCCACAATCCTAGTTTTCTTTTTTGTTTTTGTCATTTACTTCTACCTCCGTAAAAAAATTTGAGTAGTTTCTGGCGGCGGCGGCCATGGAGATGTTTGATTCTATACCCTTTTGACACACTTTATCATAATTCATTTGAGGGGGTTTTTTAATGTCCAAAAAATTAAAGTCCCATTCCGGTTCTTTTATAACAGTGGCAGAAATCCCAGCAATTTCTTTAGTTCCCCCCGTTGAGGAACAGATTATCTTGCATCCGCATGCGCGAGCATCGATTACCACATTGGGGCAATGATCTAAGTATGCCAAATGAATAAAATATTTGGATATCTTGAATAGTGTGAGAAGTTCTTCTGTGTTTAGATTCCCCATGTAAAATACTCGCGGATGATTAATAAGATAGTCGGGATGGGGGCCGGCGACGACCAAACAGTCCTTCTCTCCTCCATACGTTAAGAAATATTCTACATTATCTTGCAGCCGCTTAAAAGGGTGCCAATGTGCAGCACATGACCATACGTTTTCAAAAGTGTCAAATTGATTTATTATGTCCGAATTCCAGATAAAGGTATCAAGATATAACATATCTGCACCGTTATTAATGACACACCACATATCGTGGGGGCCAAACCATTTAAAAATTAAGTTTTTATTGAAGTGGGTCTGGAAAACAACTGCGTCGGCCTTCTCATACGTTTTTTTGATATTGTAATTCATGTGCGTGCAATCAAAATTAGCGTTGAAATAGATACCATCCAGTCGCTGAATCATTGGAAGGTCTGGCCTGGCACCGACGGACTGAATAAAAGTCAGCTTTAGATCATACGCAAAGCGAGGATTAAACGTCGTCCCGCGTAGTTCAAGATATTTTACCAACTTCTGTGCAAAATAGTTGGGCCCAGATGTCGATTCGGCGTCTACATTTTCAAGAAATATGTTCATAGTGTCTCCAAAGCAACATAAGGTGTCTTATTTCTTATTATTTGCTCTGTTAGTAACTGGTCTCGGCGGTTAACCCTGTCATCAGAAAGCGGATTTAAGCGATTATAGACGTACAAAACATCAGTTATTGACCTAAAATGGAGGGGGCCGGCCATCTCCGCCATTGGCCACATCATAGCCTGATCACTCGTGGTTCCCCAAAACTGGCCCGCTTTGTTCATTAAGTCTTTACGTTTTATTTTACAAAACAATTCTTTTTTAAAGGTTCCCAAATGAGAAAATTCCCACGTTTTAGCCCTTATATTATCTTTCCAATAGCTTTCAGTTATCTGAGGGGTTACTATTTCTTGGGTTGGCTCGGCGCGATAAGAACCATTCGTCATCCAAACATCTCCTTTTTTATAGACCTTGTCCAATGTCGACAAAACAGTGTCTGAAGCAAGCCAATCGTCGCCATCAACTACCACTATAATGCTTTCATCTTTGGCAGATTGGACCGCATGAAACATATTTTCCATCTTTCCTTTATTAAAAGGGTTTTCCACAAACTCAATATTGCCGTTGCTAAAGGGATTTTTCCCTATATACTCCCTAACTTTTCCAGCAGTTCCGTCGGGAGAGTGATCATCGATATAGATTATATCATAATCGCTGTATTTTTGACCGAAAGTAGTCTCTAAATTGACCCCTATCCAGTCTTTACAACTATACGCTGGAATGATAATGGTAAAATGTTCATTCATTTCCAACTACGTTACCCCAAAAAACCGTTCTTCGGGACTTAAGATATGTTATAATGCTGTCAAGATTATCAGTATTGAACCACTCTTCATCAAGATGTTGTACATTATCATTTAATTCCAATTCACATCCTAGGAGTTTCGCTTCAATAACATATCTAGGACAAGTATCTAAACCAGTGGGCTTAAACACAATTCCTTTGGCCTGCGCTAGTTGCTCTAGTACTTGAGAATGTGGCAAATTATTGATAACCTCATACTCCAGCTTGTTCTGTTTACACCATTTTTCCGATTCTGCAAAACCCTTAACCCACGAACGAGAACCCAAAACTATGTGAGCACTACTCTTGGGAGGGGGACTATCCCGTAGCTGCTGAATTTGTTGAAAGAATTCGTCATCAAAGATAGATGATAAAACCGTCGTCTTACTTTCGTCTAGATCAGGCAAACTTGTCTTATAAATGCTTTGCTGAGCTTCTGACATAAAATGCGTTTGAACCGAGTGATTAACAAAATCAGTTATGAGCTTGCCCCGATCTGTTTTATCATACTCGCATTCTTCATCCTCAAGCATCTGATAAAGAGATGGGTTACGATATTCGCAGAACTTGTAATCAAACTCAACAAAATGATACTTGATTCCTGAATTAATGATATACTGAAGTATGTCGGGACTCGAAAATTGAGCTACGTTCCCAAAAATCCACGTAGAATCTTTTAAAGTATCTATAATATTGGTGCTTAGCACCGAACTATTAAACTTTATATGTGTTCCTGGGCACGAATTCATTAAGGCCTGTAAACTTAATTCGGCACCACCCATATATTGTTCTTTAAAAAGATCATTAATGAAAACATAATCAACCTTTTCTAAAGTATCAGTAATTCCCATTGCTTGTATAAATTGCTTATACTGATTTTCCTTAGTAAATTTTTCTTTAATATACTTTTGAAGGGCCGCGGCCTCGGCGCGGGAGTGAATTTCTTTCTCCATAGCGGCACGGATAGCGCGCTTATAAGACGCCTCGCGAGCGAATGCCCACAAACTATCCTCCTCAATAACTCCTGGCCAAACGGCTTCTTTCTGGACCGGTTTTAGATCATAGTCTACTCGATGCACACGAGGGAACGTCTTTCCCTTCTTATTGGGTCGGCAGATGAAATCCATTTGACCACTCCAAGTAACCGTAATAAGAGGCAGCCCATTGTAGGCAGCCTCGAACATTGGAAGCCCAAATCCTTCGCCATGGGCAATATTAATCAAAGCTTTCATGGTGGGATGCCGATAAAGCCACGTTAATTGCTCCGTAGTTATTTCGCCATGTAAAAGATATACTTTACATTTTCTATCGTTGCCATAATCGCGCAGCAGGGCGCTTAAACGAGCTTGAGTGATGGCTCGATCCATAACTGAATCACCGGCCATATTTGTTTTCAATACAAGACCAACAGTCTCATCATCTTTAAATTCTTCAACAAACCATTTAATAGTATTATCTAAATTTTTACGGGGGCCCCACTGAGCTACTACTAAAAAGTTTTTATCTGTTACTAAATCAATTTCGAGTGGGACAGCATCCGTTTCGATAACGGCATAATTCACGGCAGTAATGGGAACATTAACTTTAAAATTGGGGATCTCTTCTCCAGTTTCGTTGTTTTTAATCGTATAAACCGTATTCTCAAATACTTTCTTTCCGTGCTCGCCAACAGTTATCATTCGATCAATAGTTGTATTAGTTTTATCAATCCACTGGGCCGGAACCTTGGTGGTTTCAATTCCTGCGGTATAGGCAATATTAATTGGCGCAATCTTTTCGAACTCATTGGGAATTGTTATCTGTAATGACAGATCAAACTGTCCCCCCTGTTGTGCGAAAAGAGCTGTTTGTGCGAGACGCTCCTCAATCCAGGCGCGCTCCTCTTTGTGCCCGATAATTTGGCCAGTGTGCCCCCATGGAATATTCATTAAATAAATATCAAACACCTCTTCACGGGTGCGCAGGGCGCGGAGGGCAAAGCGGGCCTGTTCTCCATATCCAGAGCGCGACAACATGGGTCCTTTAACTAAAATGGTTTTTCTCATTTAGAACGTCCTCATATCATATGACTTATAGTTCCTGCGATCATCATGGGATCCGCATGTTTCGTGAATATTAGTTAATAAATCATCCCACTTTTGGATGAAGTTAGAGAAACCAAAGTTTTTTTGTACAAATTCGCGGCCGGATGACCCAAGTTTAACTCTTTCTTCGGGCCCCATCTCATAAAGTTTTGTTAACGCATCAACAAACTCATTTTTATTGAGACGATCTTCATATATATAAGGTACCCCTTGAGACCCAATAATGGCCTTAGAACTTGGCTCTAGTCCGATACCAAACCAATTACCTTCTTCGTCGGTAATCTGATCTTGCAGACCCCCTGTCATATTAACCAAGATTGGCGTTCCACAAGATAAAGATTCCAATGTAGATAAACCAAAACCCTCTGCGTCTGCGATGTTGATCGTAAGGTCCGCAATATTATAACACATGGCCAAATCCTGTAGCCCAATTTTATCTCTTGAAAAGAGAACCTCGCCATCGATGAGACCCAATTCATGAATAATAGCTTCTAGATCTTGACCATGTTGATCTTTTACATCTGTGTGCATGATCAAGGTACCTTTATCTTTTCCAACACGGTCTAAAAATTCTTTGAACCACCAAATCAACGTTCCGGACTGTTTCCTGCGAGCATTTCGATTATTCCAGAAACATACAAATTTATCTTCTAGGTTTTTGGCTTCTCGGAAAGTCGCTATCTGTTGTGGAGGAAGGGGCTTAAAATATTCTTCGTCTACTGCGTGCGGAAGATAAGTCGAGCCTACGGAAGGGGCCACAGTTTGTACAATATCATATGTAAGCTTTGATATACAAGCGATGTGATCATTAGACTCGTAATAGGGTCTATTAAACTTTGGGTAAGGATAATTATCCCACACATGATAATAAACCATAGGCACCTGTGCTCGAATTTCATTTTCAATCTGCCACAACCATCCATAAAAACGTGGATCTGTCATAAACCATAAAATATCTGGTTTCTGCTGACGCACCATGGCGCGGACCTGATCTTGATTTCCATACCCATCGACTGGCCAGATAACCCAATCATCACCCCATTCTTGTGTTTTTTGTGGTTCGTGATCGGGATGTTCAATGGCTCCCCCAAATGATACAATTTGATACTTTCCTGTTTTCAGAAGACCGTCCATAATATATCGTGTTTGGTTCCCGACTCCAGAAGGCGAAAAAGGGTGGTCACCAAGGGTGAAAATTTTAATTTTATCTGACATATTAGTTCCTATGGGCAATGTTCGGTATGTAGCAATTTACAGGGATAGGGCTTGTGACAATGCAGCCTATTCTTGATACTAAATCTTTTAGTTATATTATAAATTGCTTGATAGAGAAGTTTAAGAGCATTTTGTGTTTTCTTTGGGCCGCTCGTCACTTTAAATATTTCTACACGGTCTTTTTTGGCCGTTCTTTTTAATAGTGCAAAGTGCGTTTCCACCTTTTGTGGATCAATTTTGTGTTTTTGACAGAAGAAATGTTTATATAACGTCAGTTGATACGTAACCAGTTTCTCCGCTTTTTTACGCGAGTCCCAGCCCCATGAGCAAGTCTTCCAATCAAAGAGGTGATAGATATCTCCTACCTTAACGACAGCATCTACAAAACCTTTAAAGTTAATATTGAAATTCTCGATAGGCACATAAAGCATTTCCTCAGAAGAAAATACTTCATAATCGCCGAAATATTTCTCTAAAGCCTCATCAACCTCAGCGAGAATCGCGGGACCAGATGTCTTCATCTGTTCCACATTGTCGGGGTTAACTTCGATATTCTTTTCCAGCAATTCTTGAAGTCTCTTTGCAAAGCCTATCTGGAATGTTTCTGTCTCATCGATATCTTCTTTGAGAAGTTTCTTCTCGCACACATCATGTATAGTGCTTCCGAAGGCCGTATATTCGTTACCCTCAAACGAGTCAACCTTTTCAATCCATACTTTCTTATGATAATGCGGACAGTGAGCCCAATCTTTTAATTCAGAATATGATATATGTTCACGCTTTGACATCATTAATTATTTCTTCAATCTTTCTATACAGAATCGGTGAGATCATTCTCACCGTTCGTGGATTATCGAGAAAATACTTCTCAAATCCGTTGGCAAAATATTCTTGAATAGAGGTAGCCCCGTAAGGGGAGACAAACAACCCCATTGTCAGCGGCACTAGACTAGCATAACCCACATCATCAGCTAAAAACTTATCAAATTTTTTATTGTATTCTGTAAAGTCAAACAACAAAGTACTCACATCATAACCTTCCGCCTTTAATATATGATATAACCGTTTTCTTTTCCCTTTAAATTCTTGTATGAGATCACCAGTATAAATTTGCATGCCATATATTTTATCAAGCCCGTGTGCAACCTCGTGAATAAAATCTTCAAGCATATCATAATTGGTAGGCTCATCTGAAGTTATATAAACTGCGCCGTCCATATACGTTGCGTTACGGCCGCCTAATTCTCTAAATTTTCCAACATATACAACATCCAGGGGTGATAAAAGGCCTCGGGGAATTATTTCTTCTACTTCTTTGCAAAAAGAAGGTAAGTCAATCTCGGGACTTAGTTTATCTATCACAAATAAAGGAATATTGTGTATGTAATACTCCATTATGATTTAGTGTTAGTCTTAGAGGAGGTAGTACTTTCCACATCCACCAACGCTTGTTCGTATCCTCTTAAAAAGTTTTCTTCAGCAATAGCCATTAAAAACTCAGGGAATTCGGCTGCGAATACTTCTACAGCCATATCGACCGTGATAGTTTCTTCAGCATTCAATCGATTGCCAATGTAATTGACTACCAACTCCTTTAAGCCAGTGGTGGTTTCTACGGGACTATCTAAGTCCGGATTTTCTTGTTCCATTTTAATCTCACAAATTTTCAGCGGCGAAGGTTGCAACTTTTGAGCGCTCGCCCTTATGTAAAGTTACGTGCGAGGCAAGCTCAAATCTCTTGAACTTTTCAACAGCATGTGTTAATCCATTAGATGTCGCATCAATATAAACATTATCAATCTGTTCTACATCTCCAGTTAACACGATTTTTGTTCCTTCACCTACTCTTGTTATTATAGTCTTCAATTCGTGAGTTGTCAAGTTCTGTGCTTCATCAATTATAATAAAAGCATTTGAGATCGAACGCCCACGAATATAAGTCAATGCTTCTAACTCTATTATACCCTTTTGCATATAAATGTCAAGAGTTAGTTTATCATTTCCCATTAAAAATTGAAGGTTGTCTTGGATCGGCATCAGCCACGGGGTCATTTTTTCTTCTAGGCTCCCGGGAAGAAAACCAATATCCTTTCCAAGGGGTTGTACGGGCCGTGAAACGATTACGCGGGTGTATTCCTGTGTGGTCTCATCTATGGTCTGTTCAAGGCCTGCAGCGATCGCACAGATCGTCTTACCGCTTCCTGCTTTACCAATGGCAGTCACAATTTGCATAGTAGGATCCATCAGAGCATCCATCAAAAATTGCTGTTCTTTATTCCGCGGTTTGACCCCCCAAATCTGTTGGCTTTTCAGTAATTGACGAATAGGCATCACATCACTTGTATAGCGGCCTAAAGCTGTTTTTTTTTCGTTGGCATTAGAAACCATCATAATATATTGGTTAGGATGAAGGCCTTTGTTTTCTAGATATACGCTTTGTTTTTCATAAAATCGATCAATTATTTGATCATCTACTAAAACAGTTGCACTCCCTTCATATATACTTTCGCTGTTGTCGACAACTTGATTATTCTGGAAATCTTGAGATTCGAGACCTACCGCATCAGCAATGACTCGCATATTAATATCCCGCGAGACCAGAACCACTTTGCGTGTACTTTCACGTTGAGCTTTTAGCGCTGTTGCAATAATTAAATGATCTGGAATTTTGATATCTAAGTCCCTAGGGAGGTCATCATCAAGAATTCCGGAGGCACTAATAGATTTAACTACACCCAATCCTTTGCGGATCCGCACACCCTTATCGAGGGAACCTGTGCAGCGGAGGTCGTCCCAAATACGAATAATCTTTCGCGCTTGGGCTCCGACGGCATCTTGACGTTTCTTGTGTTTATCAATTTCTTCAAAAACTTTCAGAGGTACGTGAATATCGTGAGTTTTGAAAGCATAAATACATTCTGCATTGGTAAGATAAACGCTGGTATCTAACACATAAGTTGTTTTACGAGGCATATAAACCCTTTACTAAAATAAATAGACAGAGAATTCTAATAATCTCCCTTCTTTGCTATATCCCCACATGTGAGAATCTCTACGCGGGAGGGCGTAATATCGACGCCATCTATTTCTGTCTCTGTCTCAGTTATTATCCCCGATATTTCAACTAATGTAGAAGAGCTTTGAATTTTGTCTCCTCCTACATTCCATAGCATTTCAATACCAAGCTCATTACAAACATCCATTTCTGGAGTGTTGTCAGTTTTTCTATCTCCCCCATTTGCGAAATAATCAGGCTTAAGTCGTCTCAGTGCCTCGCATACTGTATTATCTTTGTCGTTAACATAGGAGGTTCCTGCAACTCCTTTAAATCCTTCAATAATTTCGCAACGTTCTCTAAAAGGCATAAAAATATATCCCTTTTTTCTCATAAGCCACTTATCGGAGTTAACAATAACAATAACTTCGTCAGCAAATTGGGTTGCGGCCTGCATCATTCTTAAATGACCAATATGTACGGGATCAAACCCTCCAGATACACAGATTATTTTTTTACTCATATTTGTTCCTTTAATTATTCTCAATGGTGCCGGCACACGGATTCGAACCGCGGACCTGTTGTTTACAAGACAACTGCTCTGCCAGCTGAGCTATACCGGCTAAATTAAGACTTTGAATCATCTAGTTTGCTATCTGTAAACTCTCGATCATTATAATACAACACTACCACATATAATTTTTTCCAGTTAACTGGGGCCTTTTGGCGTATATGAGAAGCTTCAGCCTTATTTGGGGCTTGAATATATAAAGTAATGCCTATAGTGCCGTTTCTAATATTATAGATATAGTCGGGCCCGAACTCCAAAGCAGCTTCGATCATTAGATCGTCTCTCTCTATCAATGTCACTAATATTTCTTTCTACGTGTTTTTTTATGTAATTTCTCAAAAAGGAGTTTTTTCCATAAAGTACTCTCAACTTCTTCTTTGGGCATCTTAAGTGAATACAGGCCGGCCAATATTAACCTGATTTCTCTGTTTGAGAGATAAACCGTTTTTAAAAACGAAGGTAACTTTTTTTCTTTTTCGTCTGGCATTCTCTTAAGCCTCTTATATTTATAACTAGTTGGCACCTCCCGTTATCTACACTGGCTGCCATTATATTGGTTGACGGCTTCGTATAATAAAATATTCGCTGTTTGTGCGGTATTTAAACAATAGCCAACTCCCGGCATTTCTATATATACTACATCAGAATTGGAAATTATTTCAGAGGGAACTCCGGATTCTTCGTTACCCACCACCAAGCAAAGATCGCTAGCGAAATTGAAAGTATAAGAAGCCACGGATCTAGCGCCTTCCACCAACTCTGCAGAGACGATTTGAATGTCTTTACTTTTTGCATAGTCCACGAAATCTCGTGGTGTCGCAAATTGTATAATTTCCACATAATCTACCAAACTCCCGGATGGTGCTTTTAGTTGGCTCCGATCAGGAAGGTGGCCCACCACATAAAGCCGTGCAGCACCAAAGCAAGCAATACTTCGAATAAGATAGCCAAGGTTGCTATCAATACGAAAATTGATAGCACAAAGGCTAATCGGATATTTCTTAGCAGTTTTGATCTTGCTATCATAACGTCGGCGCCGCGTCTCCTCCCTCACTTCTTTCGGCGCTTCTTCTCGTCGCGCTTTGCTGCTAGGACCTCCGCTAATGCAATTGCGGGATCGAGTCGAGCTTTAACTGCAAAATAACGATTATTGGGAGATCCCTGATAATGTATCTTTACCTGCAGCTCTGCTCCTTCGAGGAGCTTCTCTCTTTTCAAATTTGCTTTCTCAAAAGTTGGAAATCTTCCAACTATTTTCCATGGTGGTCCTTCTTGGTGACCAACATCTATTTCCCATAGATAAGTTGCTGTCATAGGCCAATAGAGCTCTCTACCAGTATCTACTACTTGTATTTTATAGACTGTGATAGATTTGTCAAGTACTAATCCAATAAATCTGCAAGTATGTCCCTTGGCATCTTTTTTTGCCATGTCCACACAGACTACTAAATCGCCTACCGATACCTGTTTTCTAAGCCGTCGTTGTCCCAACCGCTCATCGTCCACTTTTCATTCATTAAATGATTAATTTGATTAAAGTGTAAAAAACCTAGTGCATGACCAAGCTCGTGTTCCAAAATAGTTGGACGAATATCTGCGCGCATATAAATTATAGCCCATTCAATGTTGCTTGTTTCATTATCAACATAAAAATGAGTCTGAGCCAGCGAACTATCGTCCAATCTAACGCCGGCTGTAATCAAATGTATAACAATATAACCTTTTGGGTTCTCGCTAAGACATTTATTTAAGGGATCATATTTATATTGGATATTATAAAACTTATAACCTAGTCTTTTCCAATAGCTAGCGGCGCTGTTAATCTGAACTTGACTAATCGGAGCATATTCGCATACAATAATTGTTGGAGTTGATTTCCACGTGCCAACCTGAGGTGGACGATTTTCTACCAATGGTATGCGCTCAAAGTTGCCCACATAATCGCCGGCAGCTGCTGGCTGTACTAGAACGCAGAGCGTCCAACTAAATAAAAATACATATCCTATGAAGGATAGTACTATCTTTGTAATATTGCTCATATAATATTTAGTCAAAATATCCAGTTTTGTAATAAACAGAGCCCAAAACACGTGGAGAATCTACCTTTTCGGGTATAAATAACGTAAGAACCTTGTCGACGTCGTTTGTAGGGCGCCATATAAGCTGCAGCGTGTTCGTTGGGTTATCCCAGATCCAGTCAAACTCGTTTCCAAGATTTCTTTCATAAGATTGAAGGCAGTCATAAGTATCTTCAGTCATTAATGCGATAATATTGTCGTATATGCTAACTCCTGAATTAAGCGTTACATTTTTACCACAAATGGAAAACATTTCTTCCCCATCTAGGTCTTCTAGAATAGCTAAGCTAACATATCCGGAAATTAGTTCGGTATCAAGAGTTTCGGTACACCAAAAGAGGGCTGGTGATAGATTGGGCTGACTACTCCACCAGCAATTCATGGTGGCATATAATTCGCCGTATTCCTCTTGACGTACATCCTCTTCTGTCAGTTGATTGTTACAAGAATATAGTAGTAATAATACTATTAATAATTTTGACATCTCTATAATAATTATAATATAACATATAGTTGTATATGTCAACTAAAAAATTTAATTGGTGGAGGTGCGCGGAATCGAACCGCGGTCCGAAGATTGCCCTTGCAGGCTTTAATCCCCGTCGAAACCCAAACCACCCCCATTTAGTGCTTGACATAGATCTCAAAATAAGCTATTCTAAGTCAATGTCGTATTCTTCTCTTATCTTATATTTTCTCTTAAGTGTTTTAAAGGTCTGGTCATTAATACCTAGTATCCTGGCTGCCTCTTTGTTGGTATGTGCCACAGTAATAACTGCATTATACAGCGCTTCCTTAACAATATTAATTATATTTGACCACAAATTAAAACCATATAGCTTTCCATTAGTCAGTCGACTAGAACACTCTAGTTTAAGACCTATAATTTCCTCAAGAGTTAGTGCAGAAAGCATCACTTCGAATGCTTCGTTAGATTTTCCTAAATCTCTCAGCTTTTGTGAGAATGATAAATCGTTGCAAAAACCCTGGGATTCTGACTTCCGTGGTTTCATTTATAGTATATTTTTAATAATATCATCAATATCGAGGAATTTAGCGATTTCTTGGAGTTCGATGTTTGCGACTTCTTCAGCTTCTAAGCCTAAATCATCGGTCCCTTCTAATCCCGCCTCTTCCCCTTCGACGTCTGCATCTACCTCTGCGTCGACGGCCTCTTCTGGCTCTGTTGCGGTAGGATCTAATTCTGCTTCAAATTTGTCAAAATACAGAGCTAAATTCTTAATAAGGTATTCTTCAAACATGGTTGAATCTTCGGCATTATCCAAATCATCAAAAGCGCTCAAAATGACCTTTTCAATCGACTGGAAATCAGTATATGCCATGTTTCTTCCTGTTTTATCTTCGCCATTTATGCCAAAAGAGTCTCTTTCATCTGGTTCTTCAACCACCTCTTCTTTTTCTTCAACGTCGATAAAATCTGGATCATCTTGTGGACGATCGATATCAATATTAATATCCTCTTCTAGAGAACCCAACTCAACATCCTCACCAGCATTCTTACGAGAATCTTCTGGAGCTAATGATTTTTCTACAGCCACCAAGATGTGGTTACGATACGAAGCTCTTTGTTTATCGTCTGTTGTGAGAGACTTATACCCCTTTTCTAAAACAGAGAGAATATTAGAGTTTTTTAAGAGATCTTCAAGCGCATTAATCCCGGTACTATCATGTCTAGCCGCATCTGCAACTCCACTTTGGCCTTCCCCTAGAAGAGTACGCACAAATACTCGAAGGATTGTCTCTTCTTGTAACGACTTAAGACGCCGTCCTTGTCGTTTAGTTTTAACAATATTAATGGCCTTGCGCACCTGTTCGCGAAGCATCATTTCTTGCGCAAATTCGTGTCGATCGATCATATTTAGCCCACCGTTATACCTAGTAAATAGTCAACTACTTCATTAACCAGCTCTTCTTCTCCTAGGAATTCTTTCGCTCCGCGGAGCTTTGCATTATTTTTCTGTTTTTTGTTAAAAGAGACTGCATCAAAGCCTTTCCACGGACTCTTTGAGTATCCCCCTTGGACGTTCCCTCCAGCCATTGAACTCATTTCTTGTAGAGCCCCTTGGAGCATTTCGAAAATCTCTTCATCAAAAAACCCCATCACTTCTTCGAATTCTTGACGATCGGCTGTTTTTAGAAATTCTCGCAAGGTGGTGCCGCTCATTTCTCTTCCGCTAGATACTTTACGAGAAACGTGAGGAGCAACAGTAATATACCCATGCGTATCTAAACTATCTAACTCTAAGCTAGGATCAAACTTTTTATAATATGCCGGCTCCCCTTTTTTTGTAAGGCCCCCAAGATTTGCAAATCGAGGATCCTCATCCATATCTTTTTTGCCCACAGCAAAGATAACAGCTGCTCCCGCGGGGTCAAAACGACTAGTAATTTCGGTTGCTTGATAAGGATTCTTAGTTTGCACAATTTGACTTTCGGGAATTCCGTGTTTAATCATTATACGCTTTTTTTGTTCAAAATCTAAGGGGGATTTTGGAAGCTTCACAATATTGGAAGTAGCGATAAAAGTGTTGTCCGGACCAAATTTGTGAGCCAACTTTTTATAAGTTTCGGCATGATGCGGCCCCATAGGTTGGAACCGCCCGGGAAATATGGCAATTAATTGTTTATTATTCTGTTCAAGAATGAGTCCCTCATCAAGTTCAGCCGCAAAAGCTGGAATGCCCTTGCGCCCATACTTGAATAAACCTAGGATTTGGTTGGCCGGCGCAAAACCACCGGTAAATTTATAGGTATGTCCATCGTAATCAAAAACGATACCTTCTGCCGCAGACGAAATCATACTTAGATCAACGTCCCCGATAGAACCATCGTCCTCAATTCTACTAAGTTTTTCTACTTGATCTTTAATAATTTCCATAGCTTCTTCGTTACCGGACGCTTGAATTGTATCGATGGCGTTGCCTACCAGGGCTTGAAGTCTTGCTACCTCCGCTTCATTACCTCCAGCAGCTATAATATATGCACTTTTTACAGCACGGAGAATCTCAACGGCAAATCGATGGATAACGCTTTCAATGGGGAAAATAAATTCTTTAAAGTGTCTAGGATAGTCTTTGATTAAAGAAATAATTGCTTCATCCAAGTCTGGCCGGCCAATAGCTTTTTTAATTTGTCGAGTTTCAAGCCCTTTAGATTTTAGAGGTCCTTCTCCTTCTAGGGCGCCATAGTAATCAGTCATAACACGATCGATGATGAGCTTTTCTTGTTTGCCTGTTAGTTCGGGTAGTGTGGCTCCAACCAACTCTTTCCATTGAGCAAAAATATAGTCTGCAATGGTATCGTCGTCATTCATCCCAGATGCGCTCATAGCCCTATCAATACCAGCGATCGCTGTTTCTAAAATTATCCCATCAGATAGGGGCTCCAAGTCCTTACGAATAGCATTAACTTGAACCCTAAACTGATCGTCAGCTAATTCTTCTTGCGATTGTTCAAGAATATCCTGGAGCCTTTGGGCTTGTCGTTCCGAAAAACCTTTTTCTCCCTTGATAGGTTTTCCTGTTTCTTTATCGTATTCTGCATGTCCCGCGCGATGAATCAAAAATGTTTTTGTATCATAGTTAATGACATTAGGATTTGCTGGGTCCATCACTTCGGCATTATAGTATATGTTTGTGTCGGGTCCGAAAAGGGTTAGCTTCTGTTCATCAGAAAGCTTATCCATAGTTCGAGCAAAAGCGCGGAAAGCATTAACAAAAGCTTCCTCTAGCGCTCCTCGCCCGGCATACTTTGTGGCCAATTGTTCCGGCGTCATTCCGCCGTTCTTGATATCGCCTTTGTTCCGAGCAGCACGAACTTGTGCTTCTTCTACCCACCTTTGAGTTCCATCGCCTACATTATAAGAAACAAACAGATTCTGACCATCTGTTTTTTCTGTAACGTTCTCCAGTTTACCGTCAGCAGCCTTCGTCATAATATCCTTAATTTGACCAAAGGTCATACTTGGATTATCATAAATGTGAGACATGTGTCCAAAGACGCCGCCCATTAGTTTACCCCTTACTTTCTTCTAAAATTTTAACTTGCTCTTCTAGAAGATTAACTCTTTCTTGGAGTCGACGCGCATGCCGACGTACTTCTTTTAAACTATTCTTTGCCATCTCAATACGGCGCTCATCAGTGCGAGACCTAGGGGTGACTGAGCTTAAAACTTCCGAGATTGATTGAATATAGCTGGCCAAACTGGGAGCTTGGCTCTCGCCTAGCAAGAACTCGCGAGTCATGCGGCGAAAGTCCACCCTCTAATCTCCAGAAGTAGCTGTAGTCTTTGTGCTGCGTCGAGCACGGAGCTTCTTGGCCTTTAATGCTTCGGCCACAGGGGCAACCTCTTCAACAACCGTCGCGACGACTGGTCCCGACGGGGAAGTCTTTGGAGCCTCGACCACAGCCGGCGCATCTGTTACTACAGCCGCAGCTGCTCTCTTCTTTTTAATCCATGGTGCAACCATTTTATTTACCTTCCTTTTTAATACGCTCGATAATACGTCGAGTAATTTCTTTTACTTCTTTTACAGAGATTTTGCCCTCTTTGAACTGCTTGGCGAAAGCTGCACGCTTTCGTTCTTTCCAGTCACCGTGCTCTTCTTCGCTAGCAGCGCGATCGGGGCGCCGATCCCAGGTCTTGGGCTCAGGTTCATCGAAGCCGGGAACTTCCGGGCCCTTCATACCTCGACTCGCGCCGCCCCATCCCTTAAAATGGACCGGATCCCGCTCGTAATCTAAGCGCATGCGCCCCGACGGATCCAGATGCTCCGGATCCTCCGCCGGGTCTTTTTCTCGCGACCACGCGCCAATATCGGGGTCGTCGTCGCCCACTACAGGAATAGGATCATCATGACGACGGGTAGGACCCCACGCGCCCTCGTCGTCGTCGCGATACAGGCCGCTTTCTTCTAATTCATCTTCGCCGTTGCCGCCGCGATCCATCCATGCCCGGTGGCCCTCGGCGATATCGCCGCCGGCTTCAGCAGTCTCTTCGGGATGTGCTTCAGCGCAGGATTCTCCCCGGTGACTTTTGCCGGGCTGGTCTGAAGATGGGCCTCTTTCTTCCTTAAGAAGTCCCCACTTCTTCATCAACTTCTTGTTGATTTCATTATTCTTCCACTCTTTTAACGACATCTCTGGTTCTCCTGAGTCCGAGAAATCAATCTCGATGTTAATTTTTCCTGTCTTAATTAGGTCTTCAAAATCTCTAAAGATCAAATTACCTTTCGTATATGCTTCTCTTTCCATTTTTCGAAGATGGGGATTCTTTTGCGCATATCCATCATAAGTAGCTGAGTCCCCAGTAAAATCGCCTCGACAATTCTGCGCATGGTGGACTAATTCATGAGATAGTGACCGTAGAATATCTTTGGGGTGGCGATTATCTATATATAACATCACTTCGTGATTGGTGGGGTCATAGTGTGCTGTTTTACCAAGCACTTTTGAAGCATTCTCTTCATCGCTTTGAAAAATAATGGTAACGTCTTTGTCGAACCCTAGCTTTTTTTGAGAATAGGGAAAGAAATTATCTACTATTTGCTCAAGGTGATAAACATTCCCGATAGTATTATTGATACATTTATACATTATCTATTAAATAGTTGAAAAAAGAAGAAAAAGCAAACCCCATAAATGATACACAAATATAGAGATATAAACTAGGTTTAGACCTAAAAGGATTTTGAAAATAGCGGCTTTAAACCGATTTCTAAAAAAATAAAGAATCCAAATTCCTACGCCGCTTAAACCTAATTTAGCAACTACAAAAAGAAGCGGCGAAAACTCTAAAAAAAAGTTCATTATTGGATTAGCTTCATGGCCCAAGTCATTAGCAATCCAATAAATTGTAGCAGTTAGATCTATAAGAATAAAGATCGTCAGTACATAAGCTAGCCTGACGATCTTCCTCATCTACATCACTCTCGCGGCTCGTTCAACCCTTCGCATAGCTTACAGGCCACCTCTGCTCTTTGCAGGGCCTTCGGTTGTTGCCAAAATGGTACTAATATATGAAGAATCATAGCTCCTCCAGACAACAACAAAAGAAATGCAAGGCTGCATGAGCGCTTTGTATGTGTCCACCACCCTTCTTCTTTAAAGTGTGCCCAGTCCCACATAATTAACTTCTCTCTTGCCCAGGCCCTTTATCATAAGTGATAGCTTTAAAGGCCTGTTCTAAATAATCCGCAGCTTTAGTAATCTTATCTTGTACCCACGGCTCTAAGCTTTCATCATCCGTTAGCATATCATGGAGTTGCTGAGATTGCTGAGACATATGATAGAGAGATCTTTTTGCTATTTCTTCTTCATGGCCGTCAGGATCAACCTGCACGGGGCCTCTTTCTTCGTGCGTGCCGCGTTGTTCCTCTCGTTCGGGCATTTCTAAAAGTACAGAATTTTGGTGAAGAAGTTCTTCGGTGATTAGGGCCCGCAAAGATTTTCTTGTTAATTTCATGACTATTTTCCTTGTTGTTCCTTTTGTTTGGCGGCCAACCCTTTGGCAATAAGAACCGCCACGGGCTTTGCATTGGATAAACCTAAATCTGTCAGCAAAGAGATTAAAGCATCGCGCAATCGTATAGGAGTAACACCCTTACCGGTCAAGACTGCAGCTAACTGCTGCTCAATCGCTTCTTGACTTTGGGCTCCTCCCATTTCTGCGGCCGCGGCTATCTTCTTCGCACGGCCTCCTTGAGTTTTACCAGCCGCCGCCGGCACTTCTTGTCCTGCGGGCCCTTCCTCTTCGAGCTGGCCCTTTCCCAGAATACCAACATCAGCACCGTAAGCTAGGGCACCTTGATAGGGAACATAATTGCCATATTTTTGTTGTTTACTGGGCGGAGGCACCACCTGCTGCCACGGCATCGGATGGGCGCCAGACTCAATAAGGCTATTCAATACTCTTCGAAGAGATGCAGACGCTTTAAAAGCATGCTCATATGGCTCATCGTATATGGGCTGATCTAATTTTTCTATAAGTTCCTCAGTAGCCTCGCGAGCCTTTAGCGCCACCTCGTAAAGCTTGTTTGCTTTGGGATCTCCCATATCCTGCTCTTTGCCACTGATGTCTGCCGCCGGCGTACGTATAGGTATTCCTTCGGGCGCTGAGGGCTCATTAATGCCTCCGCCAGTAAACATGGCCTCTCTAACAAGGGATTTTAATTGTTTATAATCTACGCTCATTATTTATTTTCCCGCGCAACAGTTGCAGCGCCTTTGGCAAACGCAGCTTGGCGCTTGGTCTTGGTACTAGCTTTGCATGCCTGCACTCCCATGCCGGCTTTCTTTGCCTTGGCCGTAAAGACACCCTCGGTGCCCTTTTCTTTGATTTCTTCTCCGGCCTTGGAAAAAGACTTGTCTTCGGTTTCTTCAAGATCTTCGATCTCTTCCCCGGCAGGTTTTTCTTTGCGACGTTGGCGTTTTGCTGCTCCTCTCTTCGTTTTGGTTCCTTTAAAAGGTGCGGCTGTTTCGGGATCGTGACCCTTGCTCTTCAAAAAATCAGATCCAGAGTCAGATTCTGTTTCACTCATCATCTTATCTAATAATGACACCGGATCGAGATCAAATATTTCAACTGCTTCATTATTTGTCAAGATAACCTCGACCTCTTCTCTAATTATTCTTAAAATTTCTGACTTTTTCATAACACGAAGCTCCGGCGCATAATTAATTAGTTGTTTCCCAGTCCTTTTTCATTTCTTCGTTATAATCACACCATTTATTTCGTAATCTATCGGTGATGCCCGACTCTGTAGGGACCAAAACTGCTTCGATGCCTGCTACTTCTGCAGCTGCGACCTCTTCTTCATCATCGTCCCAATGTTTTGCAACCCCCAACTCTACAAGCTTGTCTGCCTTAAAATCGCCAAAGGTATAATAGACTTCTTCAATAGGCAATCCAAATTCGATTATAGCCTCTTCTGGGGTTGGTGTATCGTCCCATGGCTTTTTTTCGCCTTTTAATTTACAGCGTGACGTAACAATAACAACTTTGTTGCCTTCGGCCGCCAAATCTTTAACTAATTGGATGTTTTCTTCGTGAGGTCCAAGATATACAACATCTCCGTCTTCTAAAGTGTGATAACGGATGAGGGTGTTGTCAAAGTCGAACGAATAGACCTTTTGCTCCAAATTATCGGCTTCTTTTAGGTATTTTCGCCAGTTTTCAATTAGGAGTTTCATCTTACTGCCCTGTGGCGGCTTCGGGTTCTTCCTTAATAATCTGTTTGAGTTGTGATTTGGTGATTTTCATTGTTATGCCTGCCCTGCAAAGCCTTGCGCCGCACCATAGGAGCGTAGAAGGTTAATTGTTGTGGCTAAGTCAAGATTTGGTATAAACAATACCGGTACCTTTGCGTCTGCACCGGACAACGCGGCAAGAGCCCATTTGTGGTGACCGTCTAAAAGAAGGCCACCTTCAATGGCAATAGAACGATATCTCCAGTCGGCCTCCGGGGATTCGTCGCCTGTATTTGGATCCACAAGATCCGGGTCTTTTAGGGGTGCCAGAACACCGGCTCCATACTCTAATAATTTCCACCCAATCTTGTCAGCATAAACTCTGTCTTGCGAGGGATGAAGGTCAGCCACAGGCATGGTAGTAAATTCTGGTGCTATAATATCATCTCCTTTGTCTCCGTCTAGCTTTCCTTTGTTCAACCAGTAACTCTTAGACTTCTCTGGATCGGGCATTGTCTCAAAGTCTTGCAAACTGGGGAAGTTCTTAGATGGTATATATTGTGCATATTTTTCTTTTTCCTCTGGACTATAATCTCCCCTCCCATAATCAAATTCTTTTATAGATTGCGCCGCAAGTTTTCGTGTTTTTTTGCTTTTAATTCTCCCGCCTCTTCCGGCGCCATGTTTGCCTTCGTAACCGCCGTCGCCACGAGCCTTCTTTGAGCCTTTAGCGAAAGGCTCAGTCCAGTCTAGCTTACCCTTCTTCAATCGATTAAACAAATCCTCTACGAATCCCTTTTTAACGACAGGCATGTATTTTCGCGGCAGTTTGCCTTTGCCCTCTGCCTCCATTCTCTTTTTTAAGATTGCATAATTCTTTGCCAGCACTTCTTTGCCGCCCAGCTTTGCATAAATCTCTTCTGCAGTATGTCTTGAACCACTGCCTGGCGCGCCCCAGGCATCAATCATTTGTACAAATTGCTCTGGGGATAAGTCAGCCGTTGTGAATCTTGTCGGAGCATCAGAGGGTCGAGGGCCAAAGGGATTAGCCTCCTCCTCCTCTTGTTCATGTACGAATTTCCTCCAATTTTCCATTATTAGGTCCATAATATCTCTCCTACCTTATTAAATAGTTCAAAAGTAGCAACAAAGGGTTTTCTTCTCATTTGTCGCTCCTATGGTACCCGTGCTTCTTTTTCCGAAGCCCCCACGCCGTTCTACCTTGATATCTCGAAATATCGACATCAGAAGCCTCTTGAAGGGCCATAAATATCACTTTTGTCATCTCCATCATCATTTTAACGTCCGCTAAGGCATTATGCCACTCATCTGTGCTAATTTCATAGGCTTTTGACACTGGGCCCATCGAAGAAGTCACATAATCACCAAATTTACCCGTCATAGTGAGTGCTTGCAATATAATTTGTGCCCTTTCGTCTCCTTCGTCGGCTAATGTCTTGATTAATGAGTTATGCCACAGTTTTATCAACATCATTGTATCAAAGATGGGATAATTTCTTAAATTAACGCTTAAATCGTAAAAATCGGCCCTTGTTTGGATGAAATTGATGTCAAATTCGGCATTTTGGGCCACCAGGACCGGATTTGGCTGATTTTCGACGTATATAAGGAACTCTTTGATGACATCGACCTCATTAGGCATGCCTTTGGGGTATTTTTCGCGATATTCGTCGCTTGGCATCCCATATCGAGTCAATTCAAGCGGATATTTGGCTTTTGGGTCATCAGAAGCCTCAAAACCAGCTAAAGTCTCCGGATTTAGCTTAATTTTGTCGTAAAAGAGGCCTTTTTCGGCCTCGACCTCTTCAAATTGCCAATTATTGGGGTATGCAGCTACTGCAGCAATTTCTGTAAGCTGAGCGCTCTCTGGTTTGAACCCGGTGGTCTCCGTATCGAAGAATACCCAAGTATTATCGCCAAAATCCTTCAATTTGTCGAATAATTGCTCGATTGAAGCTTCGAAGAAGTCATCGTCCAAAATATATGCCTCTTTAAGGACATATTTGCGCCAGTTTTCAAGTAGGAGTTTCATTTACCTTCTTTACCCCGCTTTTTTAAAGCTGTATAAATAATAGAAAGCTCCTCATTGGTCATTTTATCCAAATGAGATTTACCCGTAAGATCTTTGGTCCAACTCATAAACTCGGTATTATCATCCCAAGGAATTCCTAACTTATCTGCGCGATTGTGTATATCTTCTACAGATATCCTTTCTTCATTCATATACTCTCGCCAGTTTTCAAGTAGGAGTTTCATTCTGCTCCCCCAAACACTCTCTGGAACACTTCTGGGGTTTCTGGCTTGTCCAGGTCTA